GAACGTTAAGATCTGCTGCGATCTCATCAATGTGGCTCTCTCCAAATACTTTGATCTCTTTGCCACAATCCGGACACGCGTAAACACTGAATTTTTAGCACTTGGATAGCGAGTTCGAATCCCGCCACTCCGATTCAGGGTTAGTGTCAAGGTCTCATGTTTACTGGGGTTTTGACACTTTCTTTTTTTGTGGTAATCAAGAGGTAATCAAAAAAGTAATCAAGACAATTTTGTTTCAAATATCGGAATCTCATTAAGCAATTCTGCCTTTCTACAAACACTCTTCATATTTCTGTGATAATGTATCTCTGTAGTTTCAATATCCGTGTGCCCCATTTGCTGAATAACCATATTTTCATCAATATTGTTATCCAAAAGAATAGATCCATACGTTTTTCTGCTTTTATGTGGAGACTTCTGATATGTATTTATTTTAATGCAATTTCTTTCCTGCCTCCTACGCAGACTATTTGTAGTAAATCTATTTCCTTTATCCGGGTTTACAAAAATATATGTTTCAGCAGGAGTTCTTATCAGTAGTTGCTTACATAACCAGTTATATCGACTAGGAACAACAACTTTTCTAAACCCTGCTTCTGTTTTTGGTGCATCCTTAATTGCGTATATGTATTTTCCGTCTTTTCTATATCTTGTTTCCGTGTGCTTTATTTCAACGTAGTAGTTTTCATTCTCACACTTAATATCTTCTCTTTTCAGAGTAACTACTTCTCCTACACGTAATCCAGTGACCAAAATCAAAAGCAACGCCATATTCCAAATATCAAGGTTATCTTCCAAAAATTTTATATACTTTATGTACTCTTCCTCGGAAAATACTTCCTGATAATCTGCTTTTTTAACTTTTCTAAAGCATTTATCAGACATATCAATGACGTTCAACACATCTTCTTCTATTCGGAAATCGACACGTTTATTTCTATACGCACGTTTAAACATACCTTTTGTAATTGTTTTTACGTTTAAAAATTCCTTGTTTGTCAGCTTTAATTCTGCGGTTCTGCTTTCAATAAAATCGCATAACATATCAGATGTTATTGTTTTTACCTTTTTGCTTTCGATTATACCATAAAACATATTGAAATCCTGGGTATATCTCAAATGTGAAGAATCACATATTTTCCCATTTGCCAGTATACTGTCGTTATAAACGTTGAATATTTCTCGCAATGTTGGATTTTCTTCACATGATTTATAATACAAAACCACAGCATCTTCAATGCTTTTTTGATCTTTTCTTTTTACTAATTTCCTCCCTTTTTCTTTATCCGGCAAGTAAGTTCTCCATTTATCGTCTTTGCCTTTCCATATATCGTATTGATGTTTTTTAAGTATCTCCTCTCTTTTCTGCATTTCAATTTTTTCTTGCAAAAGTGCCGTGTCAATCATACCATTGCTAACGGCATATTGCAATATTTCCATATTAGAAAGTTCCAAATCTATCACCTTCTAACCGCTTAAGCTTATTTTTTATAGACCTCACTCTTCTTTCTACAGTAGTTACAGAAATGGAATGTCTAAAGGATATTTCTTTTTGAGAAATTCCCCTAGACAAATCCCAAAAAACTTTCTCTTCCTCTTCCGTAAAATTGGCGTTCCGGAAGATTTCATCAAGTTCCGGCTTAGTCAGTTTTGACAACTTCATAAGCCAGTCTCCTTTTTAAAATTTAGTCAATCTTTCATTCATGTGTTTTATTCTCTCGCAATACTTTATCCCTTTGTTGAGAATCTTGATCTCTTCATCAATATCTCCAACACAGGAATAGGATATTTCTCCGTCCTTTGATACGATAACCTTATTTCGCAGATCGTATAAATCCTCTTTCTTTTTATACTGGTAATACATGATAATGTACTTCGTAAACTTGAACATCTTATTGAGTAATTTCAACGACCACCAGATAGCGGTAAGGATAATTGCAATAAGTCCCATAATAATCAAAATATTGAATAGAATATTTTTGAATATCTCCATTTCGTCTCCTTTACTAAATTTCAGTTTTGTTGTGTAACGTTACACATAATTACACAAATAATCAACCAAATAATTTCCGAAATGCGCAATCAGAAGAACTTATAACCCTGTCCCAGTCAAGTTCACATTTGCAGTAAGGACAGCAGGCATATTCCCGGGCAACTCCCATGCCGCATTCCACGCAGCGGAAATCTTCGTCTACTCTGTTTCCTGCACTGTCATACGTTCTTGCCACGCTCTCCGGTGCTGATACCTTAACAAGCCGTATTCTTCTCATATTCCACCTCCGATAAATATACGTCCAGTGCCTGCCAGATCACCCAGGAGATAGGTCTGTCCTGCTGCCGGCAGTAATCCACTAATCTCTCGTACTGCTCCGGATCCATGCTGATATCTTTCCGGATGTTCTTCTTGCCTTCTTTTTTCGGTCTCGACATGCCTATCTCCTTTCAATACACAATTTTTCCGATATTTCAGTTTAATGAATTTTATATCTGTCTCTTGCTGCAGAACGAAACATCATAAAAAGCATTTCCGATAATGGTTTTTCTCTGTCTCTGCGTTTTGCCTTCTTAATTACTGTCAATTCTCTCCAGTTATTACGCCAACTGCTTTCTGTTGGAACAAGTACCCCTACAAAGTAAGGAATTTTATTTGAAACCGCCGCATAAACTTCTTCTGTCATCACAAGATAATTGTAATCGCCTATAAAGTTCAAGCCGTGTCCTGAATTGAAGTCTTCAATAGAAGATTTTACTTCATAACAATAGAAATCCCCTTTTTCAATTCCGGAAACTGTGTTATTAACAGGCTTAAATTTCATATAGTCCACTCTGATTGCATGTGTTGTCGCATAATCAAATGTGACCTCTTTAGCCATATAAATTCTTGTGTCATTTTTAGGATTTATGTATTTTTCCAATGACATGGATAGTTCCTTTGTAATTTCCGGTCGTTTGCTCATCTCTACCTCCTAAATCCTAAGTTACTCACTTACCAATTCTGACAATTCCAAAAAATCAAGACTTCCCAGACCGTCATATATTCTATCAACTTCTTCCACGATTTCTTCACAGTACCCAGCCATTCTCAGTTGATCTGCAAAATCAGAATCTAAAGATTCGCAACCATATTCTGTTTTTGTTGATTTTTTCTGAAATTTCTCGTTTTTAGACATTTCCAAGGTTTCAATGCAACCATTATCCGTTGTTTCAATGCAATATTTCATGTGATTTTCCTCCTGTTTTTAATTTGCCGAACTACCGAATTTTCCTCGGTAGTTCGATTTCTCCCCCGTATTACCGGGGGATTTTAACTTGCCGATAACTTTCTTTTGAATTTCCAAGCAACAACTAAAATATCAATTTCACTTTTTAGTTCCTGTTTTCACTTACTCCGCCACCGGAAAAGTTGTCAACAATCAATTCTCCGTTAATCATCTACAGCCACCCCACTTTCACCTTTCAGATATTTTATATATCCCACAGACTGTTCCAACACATATATTGAAATTGCATTTGTGAGTCGATCCTCGAACTCAGGATCATCTCGATACTTATCACAGGCTTTCTTTACCACTTCTCCTATCTGCGTGTATTGTGCTTTCCCTTGGCTGTTAATCCACGCGGTAAGGTCTTTTACTTCTCCACACTTAATTTTTGATTGCAGATATTCTGTCATGGTAATTTGGCCTTGGCACTCATAATCAAACTTATCTAAATCACTCATTCTTTCAAGGAGACCGCATATGCTTCACTCTGGCCAGAGTCTCGGCTCCTTTCTTGATTTTATCTAACTATTGTTTCACTCTGTTCCTTGTACTGTCTCCCTGCCATCTGCACCAGATAATGCTGTAAGGCTTCTGCGACGCTGATACTGTGCTTTACGCAGTATCGGTCAACGTAACGCTTAAAGTCCTCATTCTGCTCGTACAGGGCGGTGTAATCAATGTTCTGCATCTGTTCCACCTTTTTCTTCTTTCTTCATAGTTAGCACATATGGTATTCCCGGAAAACGTATCTGATACTCTCCATCAGGGCAGTTCTGTTCATGCTTGTGCATAAACCACTCGAAAACAGCCTTGATTGCCATTTTGGTAACGTCTTCCTTTTTTCCTACCCATTTATCATTTTTCAGATTGCCATAGTAAATAGTATCTGTGATAGGGCTGACACCCATTGCCTTAGCCATCTAATCCGCCTCCCCGTAGCGGAACCTTTTTATAAAATCATCCGCATCAATCAATCGCATCGTTTATCCTCCTCCGGCTTCTCGCACCGCTCAAATTCGATAACCCATACCCACGGATTAGCATCCCAACCGTAGCGGTCAAGGTCTGATTTCTTGATGGTGGAGTTCCAAAGTTTATGAAATCCATCGACCATATTAGGGTCTCCACCACTGTCTGGGTCTGAAAACGTTGGATGCCATCCGTTGTTTTCGTAACATACTTCATCCCACGGGTCTGTGCCCTCCATGCATGCTTGTTCCTCTGTAATATCCTGCAACCGCTCTACCTTCACATCCGTAACCTTAAGCCAGATACGAGCGGCTTCTTTCGGCATATGAATTGATGGGTGCCACCTTGCATCTCCATATATTTCATCTGTTGCCCGGTACATATAACAGCCACAGCTTTTATTCAAGACGCTCTGTTGTGGTTCTCGGTAACAATTTCCATGTTCGTCTCCCTCACAACAACAACATTCAAAATGTTCCCATGTTTCTCGGACATAAAGGATATCGCACGGCTGATATGGCAGCTTAAAGAATTTTTCTCCGTAACCATCTGCAAATGTACCTCTGCACGATATGCACCCTTTAGGTGTAAAAGCGGTATATCCCCATACTGCATCATTTGGAATGAATCCCTTTACAATCCGTCTGGTACAAGTCTTTCTTCCGTCCAGATTTGCCCTAACCATTTCCGTATTGAATAAAATCGGTTTAATTGCCATCTGTTTCGCCTCCCTTTATTTCCATTTCCCGTCATATGGTATGCGTTCTCCGCTTTTGGATTTTGCCCTGTCAATAAGCGAATTAGCATTGCAGCCACCTTTCACAATCTCGATTGCCTTATTCAATGCATTGTTCCATACATTAACAAGGATGAACCCTTCCCCCGGCTTATGCATCAAAAATTCTTTCTTAATATGTTCCACAACCGCATCTACATCGTAGGCGGTAGGTTGTGCATCAATCAATGATGCAATCCGCAGAAAATCTAAGCAGTCCATATCACCGTTTTCCAATATCGCCTTTTCTAAATCTGCTTTTAATTTATCCGATTCAATCAATCTTCCCATCGTTCACCCTCCTGTTCCACATTTTTGTTGCTTTTGCTTTAGCATCTTCAAATTCGTCCATAACATCAGGTGCTGTATCTCTTACAAAAAACATTTTCGTTCTTGCTTCGCATTCAGTACATTCACAACAAATATCAATACCGAAACGAAATATTAATTTTGCTTTTCCACCGCAGAACGGGCATGGTTTCAATTCTTCACTCATTATTCACACCCCTTTTCTTTCAACGCATTGTATAAGCGCAAGTATATTTCAAAATCGTTCGGGTTCATCTTGTCCGCAAGGAAATCCAAGAAATCTTTATTCTGCAAGCATTTTTCTACTGTTCCGATTGCACGGTACTTCTGTATTTCTTCAAGCGCTTTGATTGCCAGCATTACAGCTTCCCTTCTGTCGCACTTCGATATATCACAAGATTCTATTGTGGCAGACAAATCATAGTCGCAATTGCATGGCTGTTTTAATACTTCTATTACTTCATTCTCCGTCATGTCTACATCTCCAACAGTTCCGGATTGTCAAATACGTTGCCGACAACTTCAACTTCACAACTGCTTAATTCATCAAAATTCATCATCGAACAGCTGTATTGCTGATATTCAAAACAAGCCTTATTCTGTTCCCACGAAATCACGTAGTCTTCTTTTGTGCAATCACAATAACTAACAATATCATTCTCCCAAATCAGATTACCGTTCTTGTCCTTAAGTCCGGTGCACTGGCAGATGGTAGACGGGTCGACTTCAATAGCATATATTTCGGAAGTCCACATATTTTCTTCTAAATAATGAGTTCTTAATAAATTTTCAGTATCATTTATCAGAATTACCGTTTTTCCTTCGATTTCAAACGGTACTCCTTGTACCCATTCTCCGTTATCCTTGCGTTTTGCCTTGGATAAATATCTATCCTGCATCCTCATTCCTCGCTTTCTTTCTGTAACCATGCCAACGTACAATCCTTACAATCATGGATAAAATCGCATACCTTGTCACTTCCAGTAAATTCCGCAGGACACATAATAGCCATTGCTAGCTCCTCGTCCGTCATGCTCCTGATCCGGTCTGCGTTGGTCATGGGTATGTAATCCTCGCAGTCTCTTTCTATATCCTCATGCGGATTGTCATTTATATATGCACACCACTTAAATGATTCATCTCTACAGTCGTACATGGTATGCAGATGTTTGCAATTCTTACACTTTGCCATCATTTTCCCTCACTTTCCCGGTACGGCTCCGGCAGTGGCATCCAGGCTGTAACCTCGATATCAGCATCAACAGCGTCTTTTTCATATCTTTCTCCGTATTCCTTGAGATAATCTTCACATACTACCGAATACCAGTACCATTTCCCCTTGTAGCAGATACCAGTTGCTGTAAACGGTACATCTTTAATGCTTGCATAATAAGGAACCGGATTGTGGTTTACCCATGTGATATTGACAGGAACACAATCTTCCGGCAGTCTCTCACTCACTGGAATCCACACCGGCTGATTCTGCAAGGCGGTGATTGCCATTTGTAATGCATCCTCACAGCAATGATCCACTCCTGTTTGTCCATACAAAGGACATTCTTCACAAACCTCTGAGTACCGTTCACTCTGAGCCTTTAAGCAGTAAATAGTTTCTTCTCTCTTCATTCTGCACCTTCCATTTCTGCCAGCTTGGCTTCGGCTTCTGTCAGCCTGCTCCTCGGCATCCTCATAGGCGGACAACTTGTCAACAGCTTCACCCTCAAATCTATTCCCTGTTTCATTGTTAAAAACCATTGTTATGTGACCTGATTTTACAATGTTCTTGCCGTTATACTTTTCTGTCAGTCTCTCCATCCTTGCTCCTTTCCTTGATCCTCGGTCTCTCTGCAAATTGAGGATAACTACATTCATATGTAATATGATTCCAGTGGTCAAAATGCTCCACGATAGAACTGTTTTGCATACTGTATAATTCATTCTCGCTATGAAATCCTCTGCTCACGATTTTGCACTCCTTTTCCCGTGTGTACTTGCGATTCTGTATACATTGCAAAGTTCTTTATAATATATTTCCTGTGCATGGATATGATTATCCACACGGTCAAGTTCCGTCTCACACCACTTGGCAAATTCTTCTGTGGATAACGGTGTCTCTGAAGTATCGAATTTCTCACTGTTATCAATCACAAAACTCACCATATCAACCGGAATGTGGTTCAAATCCGCAAGAATCTGAATCTGTTTGTCCTTGTCCTCCGCTTTTTCATAATTTTCCAACAATTCATAACCTGTCATCTGCATTTATATCACCTCTTATCAAGTTTGATTTCATTGTCGTAGCAACGTTTCTTTGGATTTCCCTCTACGGGAGAAATCATCTTTTTAGGGTCTGTGGTGTATGCTCCGTTTAGCTTTACACCTATTTTGCTTTTTTCATCCACGTAGCACGATGGCTTGTAACGATCCGGTGGAATGTAGTTGTGAATGCGCCAGTGTTTCACCAGTACAACACCACTGTCGAAAGATAAAAGGAATCTGCTGTCTATCAGTATATTCAAATCATCATCAGAAGCTCCGCACATCCTTATAATTTTCCGTGGATTATTCACAAATCCGTCATCATCAGCGTTCATACAGATATGGAAATAAAGCATTTGAGCCGTAGCAGGAATATCTAAAAAAGCATCACTCTCAATTATTTTTGAACTGAACATTCGTTTTTCTGCCATTTAGAACTCCTTACTCAAAAATAGGCTTCTCTATATAGATTCCAGTGTTTTCCACCAGTTCTTTCCACAAGTCCATGAAATCTTTTCCATTGCATTTGTCTCCTGCTTTGTCCATATGGTCTGAAAACTTATCCTTGAAATTCGTCAGCTTCTTCTTACCGAATCCATCTTCCATAAGAATTACCATTCCATATAGGATGTACCTGGTGGACAAATCATTGATTCTGTTATTGCACCGTACCTGTTCCCGGATGCAGTTCTGTGCTACTGCCGACTTGTAATGTGGATAATCATCTTCGGTAAATTCCTTGTACTCAATCGTCCAGTCTGCAAAATCGTTAAGCTTGCCCTGTAACTCCGTATAAGGCTCATTCTCGTACTTTTCGTTATACTCGGTGAATTTACCGCAGAAGTCGGAAAGTTTCGTCTGTGAGTACTTGTAGTCTTTCCACAAGGTATAGCAGAACAGTGTCAGTATTCCGGTGAATGGACTTCTCTCCGCAGACTGTCTCAAAAGTTCTGTCTGCCGCATGATTTTCAAAATTTCCTGCGGATTGTCATATCGTTTTGGCATTTTATGTATCACCTCCAAGTTCTGTGATGCTTGAACTCTACAAAGAAAATTTCATTTTATCAAATTTTTCAATTTGTTTTTTTAATGATTCAATTTTCTTTATTCTCATTACTTCTGCCCTTAAAACTGCGTCTTCCTTCTTTTTGTGCCAATCATTTCCGTGAAAAGTTCCATATTTTTTAGAACTTATCATATCTTCGGAAATATTTGAACAAATCTCTGCATCGTCAGTTTCTATGATTCCAGTACTAAGTGCATATTTTGTAATATATACTTTCATATTATTCACCGTCCTTTTCTCCATGTAGAAGTTCCATGAACTTCGCAAACTGCTTCTGTGATATGGAATTGTTCTGTTTCTCCGGCTTAAGGCTGATAACCAAATGTTTGTCAGCTATGTTCGCCAGTTCCCTTGCAAGGTTGATTCTGCCTTGCTTAATGCCGTCACGGTAGCCTTTAGGCAGTTTGTAATCTGCAATTTGTTTCTTTCCCTCACCTTGGCTACCGCTCGTTTTGTTCCTAAGCTGATAACCACCGTCAGCATACTTCTTTATCCAGTATTGCTCCCACTTATCTAACTCTTCATCCGGATAGTGCATAAAACCGATTTTCCAACCATAGATGTTGTCCGTGGAATACAGTCCATGACTTTTGATTGACAAGTCTATGTGCTGATAGCCTTTAAGGTGTCCGACAAGCCTTGAAAGCAGATTGACCGCTTGCCCGATATAGGCATATCGAAAACCGTCCTCGTCTGTCCTTGTCAAAAAATAGATTCCGCTTTTTTCGTCCACATGAGGATTAACAGCCAGTATACGCTCACGGTTCTTTTTCTCAATGGATTTTGCCTTTGCTACGTTCTTCCAATCAGTCAACCACTTCACCGCCTTTCAAATGGAATCAAATATCCGTCCGGCAAAGCATTTATAATATTTCTCAATGCCCCATATCCTGTCTTTTGCATATTGACTAAAGAATTGTTTTGACAGGTATTCAGTTCGGATATGTTAGAATCAATGCTCTGCATTATTTCACTTCTTAATTGTGGTGTAAGTGGTCTATAAAATGTGTCAGCCATTCGCACCACCATTTCTGTACTTTTCCAGTTCTGCAATCATGGTTTCTCTGCGAATATCTCCGCTCTCATGCCACTCTACCGCATGGAAAACACCGTTAAGATTCTCGCTCAAAACCTCGATTCTGATACTTGCCGACCGGATATACTCAATCAACCGCTGTGTATCTCGTGCTATGTCCTCGTAACCGTATTCCTGTAAGTGCTGCACCATTTTTTCAAGGTTCGCAATGCTTGAACTGTTCATCAGTTCCGGCACATCTTTGTAGCACAAATAACCAAAACTTCCACCACTCAAAACGGACACTCCTTTCCATTCCTTAAAATCCATTCCTTGCCTGCTGCCGCATAGTCCACATTTGCCAATGGAGCAATCTTTTTTACCTCTGCGACACATTCATCAGCATCAGAATTATCACGGCTTAAATGGCACAATATGACGTTCTGTAAACTATCTGTTTTGTTAGCCAACACAAAATCTTTTACTGTTTCCAGTTCCATATGACCACGGTACACATGGGATTTCTTAGCATCGTTGGAATCCTCTGTAATGTACTTCTTCTGATAGTTGCATGAAATAAGGATGTGGTTTACTTCATTGAACCGCCACTTAACAAATTCCGTGTCTGTGATGTACAGAAGTTTCCCCATTTCCGGGTGGGTTATCAGAAATCCATAACAAGGGCATTCCGTACCGTCTGCGTTCGTGTGAGTCCATTTGCCGTCCAGTGTTGTCAGGTCAAATCCCTGTATTCTCCACTCACTTTTTCCGATTTCAATAGGTTCAAGGCTTTCATATGGTTTGAACACTGGTATTCCCATGACTTCCAAATCAATAACCGATTGAGAATGGTCTTTATGGTGGTGGGTTACTACTGCACCCACCACACTTTTTACATTCCAACCAAGACCACGTTTTATGTCGATAATAGGTATTCCGGCATCAAGCAGAAGTGTTTCACCATCATCTGCCACCAGTGCATAACAGTTACCGGAAGAACCGGAACCTAAACATTTCAGTTTCACTTTGCACCACCGATCTTCATAATTGCCGGATTAACAACTCCGTCACCGTCATAACCCCATTCCATGTTATGCCATTTCTGAAGTACTTCTCCATACTCCCAACACTGGGATAAGATGCTTACGGCACATCCATACATGAATCCTGTAATTCCTTCTTCGTCTGCTTCATGTGATAACTTTCCAGCATTATCAATAAGGTACTGCATGGGATTGTCCGAATTTTCAATTCCCGGCTCCATCATTTCAGCCCAACGCTCTGCATAAGTAAAACATGCTCTGCCGTACGGATCATCGTTTTTGTCGTACCAGTCTTTGTATTCTTTCTCTTTCCCTTCCAAAATCTTCATAGATTTTTTCCTCCTACTTAAAGCAATCCGGTGTCTCTGCGTTAGCAATGGTCTGTTCCGTGCTGTCCGTGGTGACTTCCTCAAAAGTTGCATCGGGAAAATCAACAGAATTTGCGTTTGCCTGAATTTCCTCTGCCGCAACTTTTTCTACATCAAGTTTCACATCGGAAACATCAGGAAATTCTTCCTGCGCATACAAACCTTGGAATTTATCCGGAAAAGCTTCTCTTAATGCCTGTACAACAGCAACTTTTCTTATCATTGTTGCAGGCTTTTTAGACCATTGACCATTGATTGTTCCATCTTTTTTTCTTCCAACATATTCATCGAAAGATACTGACTGGTACTCCGGTGTCTCTCTTCCTTTGATAAACACTTTAGCCCAACCTCCTACAATAGATTCGTCCTTAAGGACAAAAGATCCTTCTCTTTCTTCAACGGAACCATCTTTCTTCTGAACAATAATTCCTGCTTTTTTTCCTGCATAATTCGGATTTGCATCGGCTCTTTTTGTAAAAACATCTTTTCCGGTAACAATCGTAGCAGGATCATTGTTTCCAAACTTAATGAGGTATGCTTCTTTCAAAAAAGGATTAAGATGCTGATATCTGCAAAGAGACATAAACATCATTACTTCCTGATCCGATACGTTTCCACCACCGCTTACAAGGTACTTTCTTACCGTTGTTGGGGAAATTTTTACAATTTCCCCATTTGATTCGTATTCCACAATTCCTGTGTTTTCCTGCTTCTTTTCTTCTGCCATACCTCGTACCTACCTTTCTACTTTCTTAAGTCCTTCAATTCCGATGATGAATACCTGGGTTGTCTTTGGATTCTGAATCAGTGCAAGAAGTTTACATTCGCCGTGCACGTCATCATGATTTGCAATGTTCAAAACCTTTGCAACCATCCCGTCTTCAGCAGAAACTTCCTTAACATAATTTTGCCTATAATTTCCAAGTCCACTCCATGTATCGTATGTTGAATAGCAATGACCTCTATGTGTTACCTCTACCATGTCACCGACATGAATTTTGCTGTCATCCTCTTTCGGTTTGTAGTTTTCAAGGACAACGTACTCTTCGTGCCATAAACAAACATTTTCCTCAGATTTTTTGCAAATACATCCTGATGCCGTAACGCAATTTACTTTGAAAATATCTCCGTTTTTATAAGGAATAAACCAAGGCATCGCATAAACAATCTTGACGTACTCACCGACTTTAGCTTTTCTCTTCACCTCACGGACACCGTTATCAGGCTTTACATCTTCGCCCATCAGCCGGTTAAAAGCCAACTTTGCGCCAGTCCGGAAATCAAATTCATCAGCCGGATTGCACTTTGCTTCTGCTTTCTCGCCAGTGGACTTGTCCAACGCAACTACTTTGTTGTCATTGCGGTAGATTACTATGGTTTCACTTCCGACTTTTTCCAAATTATCAGAAAATATAGAACCAATTTCAAACATTTTCCTACCACTAGTTTCTCTTTCGACATCTTTGTAAGAAACAAAGTCACCATTGATTTCTGTGATTTCAATTAGCGCAGCATTGTCTAAAATCATTCTGCTTTTGTATCTTTCTCCAACTTTAAATTTACGTTTTTCCATATCCTTATTTCTCACTTTCCGGCTCGTTCATAAACTTGCCAAATTCATCATTTTTCACTTTTACATCAGCCTTGCAAATTTCCTTAATGCTCTTAGGCATCACGTTCCATGTAACATCAGTACCGGAAATCTTTCCCTTGAATTTCAAGGCTCCACGGTCTGTCAGACCCATGTAAACTCCCGTGTAGCACTTGCCCTCTGCATTAAAAACCACAGTGTCACCGATATTGATTGTTTCTCCGTTCGTTGTCAGAACGGAAATGACTGTTTCTTTCTTAATCTGCATTCTCTTCATTCCTTTCAAACTCTTTCAATTGCTCCGCCAACTTCTTACATTCATCAGCAACATATTCTTCTGAACGAACGACATCGACACCAACAGGAAATTTACTTTCTATCATTTTTTGCATCTGATAAATTTCTTTACGGCTTGGGAATTTCTGTATTGCATAATCCAAATCCGCCTTATCTCCAGCGTGACCGCAATCGAACCCAAACCACCATAAATCACTTTTGATAGGATAATTTGAATGTTCTCCACCGCCTGCGTATGTAATACCACCGTGGCACTGGAAATATGCTTCAATGCGGATTCTTTCATCTTCATCCATGCAAGCACCAAGCAAAGGGAAAATGCCACTTACTTCTCTGCCCCAAATATTTGATTTTTTAATTTCAAGATGGTAATCATAATTTTTTCCGTATAACGTATGATTCTTTGGAATGCCAACATATCCGCACCTGTGAGCCATATTTCCAAATATCACAACGCATTTATATCCTACGTGTTCAAACTCACGCTCGACAATGTAGCGTTTCTCTGCTTCATTACTCATTCTTCACTTCCTCCACTTTCAAACTCGCATCATCACTTCTGCGGAACATAATTAACTGGCTGTCAACATCAGGAATCTTCCAAGGGTCAAGGCTCTCGGTATCGTCTGTCATAATCGGCAACTCCACACCGCACTTCTTCTGAAACGCTCTGCAAATATCGATTTCTGTCAGAATCTTCGCACCGTGGTTCATGTTCCGGCTGTAAGGCTCTCCCTTGTAGATAAAGTCGCAACATTCCTCGGTATCACCGTTCACAAGCGGTCTGAACATCCGCACAGTACAGAAAGAAAGATACTTGTTCACATCAGCTTCCAACAGTTCGTTCTTCTTCCGGCTGAATTTCTTTAACAGGTCAAGTTGTGCCTGCACATCCGTAATCTTCTGTGCAATATCTCTTCTCTCCTGTTCCAGTTCTGCGATCCGCTTATCAATGCTCTCGTTAATGCTCACGCTAGCCAGTTTCTTGTTTACCTGTTCAATATCTGCCCTAATTTCTTCCTCTGCGCATTTCAGTTCAATTCTCATGCTCTGCATATCCGCATAGCGGTTCATGGCAGCTTCTTTCTCAGCAATCTGTGACTGGATAGCTTTGTATTCTTCTGTGTTGGAAATATCCACGCTTGCCGGAATGGAATTTAAGGAATTATCAGCAATAGCAATCTCTTTTTCCAACCGCTCCACTTCATCCTCGGTCTTTTTCAGTTCCTTGCGCTTATGCTCCAGTTCTACCTGATCCGCTTTGATATGTTCAGCACAGGAAGAACCTTCTTTGGTAATCAGTTCCAATTCATGTGCCTTATGCGTATCAAACTCCGTTCTTAACTGCTCTTTCTTCTCTTCCGGATATTCCTGTCCGCAGTAGGAGCAAATCAGAGAGTTTTCATCAAATTTAAGGCTTTTATTCAAATCCCAACTCTTCTTCAAATCCTGTCTCTTCTGTTCATACTGTGCAATGCGCTTTTCCAGTTCCGTGATCTCTTCACGAATGGTATCTGCCTTAAGCAACTCTTTCTGATGTTCATTCTGAATCTGATTCAGTGTTGCGCACTTCTCTCTCCTGTCCGCATCCAGTTTTTCATTTGCTTTCTGCTGTAATGCGCTCAACTGACCTTTTAACTCAATGATTCCATCAGAAAGCTTATCATAGGAAATCATGCTGTTCTGCGTATCTGTCTGCTGCTTAATATTCTCTGACAGCTTATCCAGTAAAGCTTTCTTTTTCAGTTCCAAATCAGCAAGGTTAATATCCACTCTCTGACGGCTCACCTCGTCAATACGGCTCGGAATTTCATCTAACAGGTCCTGCAAGCCATTGGTTCCATTTCTTCCCCTTGTACCGTATAACTGTGTATTGCAACGCTTTTTCAGTTCATCAACCGTGCCGTCATGCAGTACAGATTTCAGAGGTGAAAACTCCGGATACATGTCGCAAATATCATCATTACTGTGCTGACCAAACATATCAGCAAGAATTGCTCTCTGATCCGTGCCACCTTTCAGCAGAAGTGTCATGGCATTGATGCAAAGTGAAAACTTATCTTTTCCGCATACACTCTCTTCCAAAAATGCTTCAAAATCTGCTGCCTTTTTTGGAATATCATTCACATAGTAATCCGTGACGTTGCCGGTAAACTCGCCTTTCTTATTGAAGTTCTGACGGCATACTTTTTTCAGAACCTTGTCTGTACCGTCAATCTCCACGTTAACTTCTGCGGTAATATCTCCGTCAATGTCATTGCCGTCCTTATCGTGCGGTCTGATTCCGTTGATCTCTCTGCCGTTCTCGTCACGACAGCCAAAAATGTACTGAATTGCTCTCTTGATTGTGGACTTTCCAGTTTCATTCACTCCGGAAATCTCTGTCCGGTCGTAAATATCTGTGTTCAGTCTGTTAGAGCCATAGAATTTACAGAAATTCTGCAAATAGATGTGCTTAATCCTCATTTTTCCTATCCTCCCAAAGATATAAATACAGTGAATTTACAAACATATAGATTGATACCGGCTTATCTGTCTCGTTGATCTCCTTATATAGTTCTGTGGTTGGGTTCATCTTATCAACAACCCACTTGATCGCCTGATACACGCTTTTTTCATTTGTGCTGTGTTCCTCTCCGATAATCCGGTAGATTTCAGAAAGTCTTCTATTCCGGTTCTCAAACATCAGCGTTTCAACCTCGATGATGTACTGGAATCCGGGCAAATACTGTTTCAGCCCTAGTTCTACCAAGATTTTTCTGATTTTCCTTTCCATTTCCTCATTCCTCCGGCTTTCAATCTTCTGTTACGTGGATCATGTTGTCCTCTCCGATATACAAGATTCCTACATCTAACAGTCCTGCAATCAAAATTTCATTCGCACGGACGATGGGGATAATTTCTTTCTTCAACATGGAAATACTCCTTTCTTACCCATTTTTTCATTCCTGTCTCACGGTTCACCAGTCGGTAGTAAAATGATGTTTCACGGTCGATTTTCCACTCTTTAGGATTGAAAAAGAATCTTCCGATTACTCCTTTGACTGTAAACCGCCTTTTGGCACTCATACATCTTCCTCCGCAAGTTTTGCATACTTCCAATCCTGAACAACATCGTATCCGGAATCAGAATAAGATGTGTGTCCGTTGCACCATGCAAAAACAATATTATTTTTGTATCTTGCGAAATGTCTTTTTTCCCAACGTCCATCTTCTGAATCTCTTACAAGAATTTTTGTATCCACAGGTACTTTCGACCAGTCAACAGTAGGCTTTACATATTCCTGTTCTGACCATTCTTTGAGCCTTTCTCTGCATCCGGGAATACAAAACATGCAATCATTGCAGTCAATTTCATTGCAATCACACAGTCTTCCTTCCTTATCAACAGCTATTTCAATGTCATTTAAAGCCATATCAATAATCTGTTCCGCATACTTCTCTCTGTTCTTCATTTTCCGTTCATCCTTTCCAGTTCTGCGCTCCTGGTTAATATCCAGTCAGCGTAGTCACTTAATTCTGTTTTAGTCGTTGCATTTTTCTCACCGTGGTAAACCATGAGAGCAATTCCTACATCACAGTACTTTTCAAACAATTCCGATAAATAGTCGGCTCCCACATGGATATTGCCGTCTATGGAGTAGATGTCCGTCACTCCCAAACGCTCCATGCGCTCTTTATGCCATCTGTCAGAAATCTGCATCAGTCCTTTGCAACCACCGCTTTCCACATCCGGTCTGCCAGAAGATTCTTTCTCGATCATTGCCATAAGCAGTTCCGGGCAGATGCCGTATTCCTCACCGTACTTGACACATATCTCCTGTGCTTCTTCCGAAATAAATGAGCCTTTAGGCTGTGCCGTGGAAGTAAATGTGATGGAGAGTGCTATTATAATAGGAAGAAACAGCTTTATTGTTGTTCTCATGCGCTTTCCTCCTCGATAGGTTCAATGCCAATCTCTTTCAGCTTGTTATACAAGAACATTCTGCCTTTTTGCGTCCATACGGTAAGTGGCTTTGTTCCGGTGCTTCCGTCATGTTTAACATAATCATTTGTCTTTGTTCTCACATAACCCTTGCCCTGAAAGTCTGCATACAATATCCACTGGTCACCTACTTTTCTCTGAATGCCGGCTGTTCTTAAAACTGAATTGAACCTCACCGCACTCATTCCGTAGTCCTGCGCAATTTGTGTAACCGTCATGCAGTCGTTGGAAGAAAGAATTTTGTCTACATAGTCAACTTTCGGTGTCATATCGGTAATAACGGCATCCATCTGTTGCACTGTGGTCTGCAACTGCTTAACCTCTTCCTCTTTCTGCGCAAGCATCCTCTGTGCTTCAACAACCGCCAGTGCAATCAATTCCTGTCCAGTAGGGATATGTGCCTTAATGGAATCTTCCATTTCGTGGAAACGGTCAATGTACTTTGCCGTAAATTCTGTTCCCCTAACTCCGGTCATCTTATGTGCTATGAACTCGCAGCCTTTCTTCGTTACCATGTAACAAGGCTGTGTCTTGTTTTGGCTGTTCTGATAGGTACTTTCTGTAAAGAAATCGGACTGGGAAATATTCCCCTGTCCTAATTGCTCATAGTATCTTCTGATATCTTTAAGCAAATCGTTATGCTGTTTACCTACCATTTCCGCTACTTCCACGGAAGATATTGTTTTCTGCTCTAACTCGTTCATGTTTCTCCTTTCTGTGGTATACTCTCCTATAAGGAGGTGAAATAATTTGGATTCTAAAGAATATGCATCCGCTTATGCTATTGCTAAAATTTGTGGATATACCGGAAGTTTTGATGATTTTAAGAACTTGTACACCCAATACTATTCAGAAATCGTCAATTCTTTGCAGGAAGAGAAACCACAATTAGCAATAGCAGCGGCAACTAACAATCCTTTCCATATCCAGAGCCGTTCCTAAAAGGCGAAATGGCGGTAAGGACTTTGATAGACAAATCAATATTTGTTTCTTCGATTTTCTTATCGCCATCTATAATGCTTTTGTAATCTTCGATAATGTCAAACGCAATGTGCTGTGCCATCTCGTCAATTCCAACAAAACGTGAATCAGCTTTCTGAACTATATTTGCTTTACCATTTTTGTCTAATACCACATATCTCTGTTTTTCCATGTTTTTACCTCCCTATTCCAGTAACTCGTCTACTTTTACTCCAAGGACTTTTGCAACAGCCTTTAAATTGTCAACTTGCGGAGCAGATTCATTCCACTTTCGGATAATTCCATTGCTCAATCCGGCTTTCTGCTCCACTTGATAAATATTTGTTCCTTTCTTATCACAAATTTCCTTGATTCTGTCGTAACAATTCAATCTATCACTCCCTTTCTCTTGATTTAGGAATTTAGAGAAAAACTTGACAAAATTTAGAGAATGTTCTAATATAGTAACTGCCAAGAAACCACAGAGAACATTTTTAAATTTAGGCTTTCCTCTAAATCCTAAATTTATTATATAGAGTGTTCTCTATTTTGTCAAGCATATTTTTAGAGCATCATCTAAATTTTAGGAGGACACTATGACTACGGTAGAAAGAGTAAAATCTATATGTAAAGAAAGGGGAATAGCAATTTCTAAATTAGAGACTTCTTGCGGATTTGGTAATGGATATATAAGAAGTTTAAAAAAGGGAGTTATCCCGGATGACCGTATAGAAGTAATTGCGAATTTTTTAGGAGTTTCTATTGAATTTTTGCTGACTGGTAAAGAAGACGGAAAAAAATATTCCGAAAAATACGCTAGATTAGTTTATTTTTTAAGAAACGATCCCGATATGGAAGATTTATTGATTAAGTACTACAATCTTTCTGAGCAAAAAAGAAGTACTGCATTTTCCGCATTTAAAATGATAATCGGAGGTGCGGAATGAAGAGAAAAATAAAAGATTCTAATGATTTTTTTGGCTATTTAATATCAATAAAAAATAAAGACAACAATGTTGTATTAGGTAGGATTTCAAAAGATTATGGTGATTCTGCCATAGATGATTTTATTGATTACATAAATGAACTAGAAGAAATGAAATATATAAAAATAAATTCATTAGAAGACATACATATAGTAAAAAGTAAAGAGCATAATTACATAAGTCCTTTTAAAAAAATTATTGATTATATAGGTCCAAAACTTGTTTACGTTTTAGTGTACTTTATGGGATTATGCTCTCCAATATTTACAGAATATTTAAAGAAAATATTAGGTATATCTTAAGAAATAATTTGTTAATAATCCTAAAAAGTAAATCAAAATTATTAACGCCCAATTTATTTTTTTTCGATTTTTCATTTTTCCCCCTCTATATCAGAGACAATGACATAGACATATTTCAATATGTCATTGTCTTCTATTCCAGATAGTATCCTTGCAATTTCCTCTCTGTAAAATTCATTGCTTTCGTTCATCGTAACCACACCCCTCTCCCCATTAATTCTCCGCAGAATCTAAAGTAGCTATACCCAATTATAGAACATACGTTCTAAACAATCAATATATATTTGACTCACGTTTTTTATTGTTGTAAAATACCAACAAAAGAGGACGGTGAAAACGCCAATAAACACCGCCCTCGCCAGAACTTGATGTCCCTCGTTTCAAGGGATGTTACAAGTGTATCATGTGAAAGGGGGATAAAAAACATGATGAAAAAAGACCGAATCAAAGAAATATCGACACATCTATCAGTCAACCGTACTAATTATATGTTAAGTTTTCGTGGTAATCTCCACGAATTTCTCAATGAACCGGACATGACGGTTTACAAGCTTGCAGATGAAGCTAATTTGCCTTATTCTACGCTTAATTCACTACTGTACGGTAATTCTAACGACACAAAGCTATCTACCGCTGTTGCGCTTGCTAGAGCCTTTGGAATCAGTGTAGATGAACTGGTAGGTTGCGGCACTATGGAAGATAAGATGTTGGAATCTGTTAAGATATGCCGTAGTCTGCCGGAGCACTCTCTTTACCTTATCCGTTACTTCATCCGTCACCAAGATAAAATCTATTCCAGTCTTGAAAAATCACACAAGTATATTTCTGTCCTTAAACCGCAACTTGTGAATGGAATTATAGCCACCACAAACGCTGTAGAACCTATTTGCATAGACAACTTACCGGAAGATATAAAATCCAAGACTTATATCGGTTTGAAAATTCCCTGTGACTACTATATGCCGTTTTATCTTCCAGGGGAAATTATTCTACTTTCCGCGGATCGGGAACCACAAGACGGTGAACGATGTATTGTAACAAGTAATGGTGGGATACAAATTGCCGTAAAAACCCATATAATAGAATATGGCGTTAGAAAATGGAGATATGTTTCGCTCATGTCTCCGAACAGTATACTCCCGGAACACATAGTTGATGACATGATAGGATATGTGGTTGGTTTCGTCAACAATGACGGTGATTGGGGAATCAGATAAAGATATTAAGAGCATGGCTTTTACACCATGCTCTTTTTGATTGATTTATTTTTGCTTCTAATCTCCTCCCATCGGCTATCACTCCTTCTGTAAATGGCAAGTTAGCAAAATCAGTAGATGCCAATTTGACTAGCAATCCTACCTGCGCATCGACTAAAAATACTATGATTGCATATGTAGATATTACAGAGGATGGATTGTATCTCATTGTTGGAGGATCTCAAGTAGCCCAATCATTAAGTGCTATTTATTTTTTAACTATAGGATTGGCGAATTCATCGGGTGAATTAATATCCTCCCCGTATATGCTCGTCAGAAATATTAGCATGAGTGGTGGGGGAGGTGGCTCACTCTCATCAATTATTAATTTAAAAAAAGGTGCAAGAGTAGGTATGTTTTTATACAATGCACACTCTAGTAGTGTGGTAGCACAATATATTAGGTTGGCTGCTGTTAAACTATAATGTTAGATAATTATTATCTTCGTTCGTACATAAATTTTATTTCACTGTATTGGGTATTGAAACCACTGGCTACAAAAACATCACCTTTTTTACAATGAAAAATCATAGTTGCCATTGACAAATTGGAAGTATTGGCATCAATTCTAATAACTCTTACAGAATTGATTCTTCCTTCTAGCACAGAACCTTTGTTAATTGATGTACGACAAAACATAATATACCCATTATCAGGAACAATATAATTACTTAAATTATTAGTGATATCTATATAATTTAAATAATCAGGAAACGAAGTTAACTTGCCATTTACATCATTTATGGCTGCGTTAGTATCATTGATGTCTTTTGCACCGAATGATGTGCCTACTTGCGTATATTCAGTAACATCAACAAAAGAAACAGTTCCATCGTCATTTTGTATTTGCTGATATTTTCTTAACTGATTTTTAGTTGTGTCTAATACATCATCAACATAGTTTGTTTTTAAATCTGCCATAATTACACCTTAAATCCTTTCTGACCGCCAAGCGTAAAGGCAAGTCGGTTCTGCGCTTTTCTTTGTGCTACTAACGTATTGTATATCTTTAACTGCAACGATTCTATTCTGTTCCAGTCTTCATATGTTGGAACCGATTTATTCTCTTTCCATGTTTTGAATTGTTCGGAAAATGAGAAAGTGGAACTGTTAATTTCTGCCAGCGTAGTTTCAAATAAAGTGACTTCATCGGCATAAATCAGATCTGCTTCAACCTTATCATCTCCAAGATTAAAAGATGATATTTTATACATAGATTCTGCAGTGCTTTTTAGTTCCAACAGATTATTTTTAATACGGTTATAATCTGTATATAAAAAATAATCTCCTATATATGTTTTACCATTCCATTCAGAAGACCAATTTGTTTTAGGATCTGCCCACATTATGCTTCCTCCACATTTCCAAACAATTCTATATATTTCTCTGTATCATTCAGCCCCAAATACTCTTTTATATCTTCTTTTGTTTTTGGAACTATTTCACCGTTTGGATAAAACAAGAAAAAATTACCTTTTTCTGTTCTGAATATTTTTCTGTTTGTCATTTCATCAACATATATTATTTCAGAAGATTCTGTGTTATACAGAAGACCGTTAATTATTTTTTTCATTACAACCTCCTTATGTTCTCATTGCTCTTCGTAGTTGCAATGATCCATTAAAAGCACCATTAAAGTTTAATTTGTGTTTTTCTACCTCGACTTGTAAGCTGTTTACAATATCACTCTCCATGAAAATAATATCAGCAGCTTCTAGCACCGGATCACCTCTGTATTGAATATCATAAGAAATATTATTCGCATAATAATTTCCCAGCCATTCAGCAACAGTTCTTGCATGATCTTCCGTTGAAATAAGTTGGTTTTCACAATACCTTATTTCTCCAGAATTGTTGATTGATTTTTTTAGATAGACATTATCTTCAACTACTTGTGGAGTATTATCTTCTCCGTTTTGAAATGTATATATTTTGACAAAAACATCTTTCGTCTTTCTTTCTGCGTATCCATAAGGATTTTCTGTCATAGAGTCTTTTTTCAACTCATAATCAGATAAGTCTCCAAAACTGATTTTATCAATCAATACTCTGTTTTTAGAATATGCTTTCGTTATCTCAAAACGAATACTATCGAAGTTTTCAAATTCATCATTTAACAACGATCTTTCTTTCAAATTATCATATTTGAAAGTCTTAAGAAGTGCATCTCCATTATATGTCGATACTTTCATCTCTTTTGGAGGATTACCTTGGAATGAAATATACAATCCATAATACGTGTATGCTGCAGGAAGTTTTAATGTAAGCACTGGATTCTCCGAAAACAATCCATTTTCATCAGAAACATTGCTCGTAACATATCCTGTCTGTTCGATAGCTGTACTTGTATTTCTCGGAAGAAATAATTGTGAACCATCTACACGCATGAAATTTCTTGTCAGCTCTGCATATACATTGTTGTTTCCATATAATACATTAGTGGCATTTCCCCACCACGCAGTTCCGTTTGATGTAACCTGCATATCTGCCGGTTCTATAACATTTGCAAAGTTGGCTTTAATATTTACTCTTCCGTCAGAATCTACAAATAAAATGCATCTTGAAGCGTTGCACAATAACTGCAAACATTCTTTGTGAGATGCTTCCGGCATTGGATTGTGTAGGCTCACATCTCTTAAACAATCGTCAACAAAATACTCGTCAGGCTCGAATCCGGCATCTGTTAGAATGCTAATAGCTTCTGCATATGCTGTTCTATCGTATATTTTGTTTCCTTTTGTATAGATGTCTTCCAAAGTTGAAAGAATATCATTTGCGGTGAAAGACATTTGATTTTTTTTAGAGTTCCAGTTAGTCAAAAGCATCGTGGCTTTTTTATGCCATTCCACTGTTTCGTCTGACAGGACCATTCCGTATGATAACTCCATTTTTTGTCCAGTTTCAAGGAAGTTGATAAAGGAATTATCATCGTCTACATTGTATACATTATTTTTATCCAGTATTGTTACAGATAATTTTCTGTATGGAATCTCCGCTGAAATCCCGTTGACAAATTCTTCAAAAGATGATGTTGATACATCATTATTTCTATATGTCAACCCAACACCCATTACAATTTTTTCTACTCTAAGACGTTTATTTCCTCCGACCATAGATATAGGAATTATTTGTATGTTTGTAGTGTCTCCAATTACATCTGTTGTTGAAAAATCATGTTTGTCATTTGTATAAGTTAACTCTTTTTCATCTGTAAGAATTTTGAAGCTGGTTGGGAAATATCTTCCAAAGTCTATTGTAAGCCCTTTGATAGAATACTCTTGTGGAAATGCTACTTTTACAGTTTCCATTATGTTTTTTGTAGTTAATGGAGCGTTACGTAGTTGGTACAATCCGCTTGTCTCTCTCGGAAGAAAATACATTTGACCGTCCACGCGCATATAATTTTGCTCTAATGTAGCATATTCCGTATATTCCGCATCATTTCTAAATGGCAAAACCTTGTTTCCCCAGTATGCGTAATCACCGTCAAAATGAGCCGTGTTTTGTGCATCACCATTTACTACACCAAGAGTAATTGATATGTACGCCCTGTCTCTTATTTTTTTCTGCATCGCAGATTTATAAGCATTAGAAGCCTTTATCATTCTTCCCACCCGCAATCAATTAGATTAAATTTACATGTTTCATAGTTTCTATAAAATATATCATCCAAAAACAGCGGTTTTCCGGTAGTGTCTCCTGGATACATGGTGTATGTATGTCTTACATTATCATCACCTGTAAACGTAACCGGAACAAAAAATGGCTCTAAAGCATCTTGCATATCTTTCCATGTTTCAGCGTCCAGTCCGTTCCATTGCAGATTATTTATCTTCCACAATTTTCTTCCGACTTTTTGACCGACAACTGCAGCATTTACATTTCTTCCTGAATCAACCGTCTGCGACCGAACTATTTCCATTCCAGGAGCTGGGCACGGAAAACGTACTCCATTTACTATGATGAAATCACTTGCTCTTGCTATCATTGTGTTTTCCTCCATAGAAAAAAAGAGTGGGAATAAATCCCACCCTTAAGTAATAATCTGTAATCCCATAGCTTTCTGACCCCTTAAGCTTGCCCTTGCTATGTCTCTATCACCGATATTTACAGATGTTTCTTTTGCAAGTAATTGCTTTAACAGGCTGATTTCTTCTGCCATCATACGCATTTGTGCTTCTGCCGTAGAATTGATAGCTTCTTTGATTCCTGTTATTTCAGCTCCACCGGCAACCGCTGTCTTACCACCTACTGTTCCGGCAATCTCTGGCACTCCGTTTTCTCCTGCCATGAACATTGTGTATCGACTAGGAACGTAACCGCCTGTCTCAAATGTGGGGATTCTGCCAAGGTTTACACTTCCGCCCGGAACAAGTTCTTTTCCGAGTACAACAACCGGATCCCATGAAAAGTTTAACTTATCATTTATCCAGTTTGCAAACCTATTCCAAATTTGTTTGACAGCCTCTATTGCATTATTCCATGCATTATATAATCCGTCTTTAATGCCACTCCATGTCCATTTTTCGGTAGTAAAGTATGATTTTACGTTATTCCACCACTTTGCAAAACCAATATTTTTCCACCATGCGGTAAATTCATTCCATTTCGTAGAAAGTGCGGTCTTAATATTTGTCCCTAATTGATTCCATTTTTCAGCAGAAAACCAAGGCTTGACAGATTCATTAAACCAGTTTTCAACAATAGGTTTTAAATTTTCAAACACTGATACTAAACCAAATGTATCGTTTATGTCCAGTTTAAATTGTGATAAGAAATCAAAAAACTGTCTTATCGGCATTGTTTTTGTCAAAAAATCTGCCGCATCAGAGTTCATCTGTTTCCAAGCGTCAAAAAGTATTGAAAAATCTGTGTTTTTTATTGTATCAAAGAATCCACCATCTCCAAAAAACGAGAAATTTTCATAGATTTCTTTATCATCAGGGAAGAGTGCTTCACCTAATGATTTTCCGACATTAAAGCCAATCTCCCAAGCAACCGCAGATATTGCAATTGTCGGAACTATTCCTATACTTGATCCTAGTACTTTGGCTGATAACTTGTCCGATATTTTTCCCCATATAATATCTCCCACACCAGTAAACTTCAAAAGCCCTATTGCTGTGATAATCGTGGTTTCAATCGGTGCAGCATCAAAACTTCCTTTCCATAGATCGATTGCCGCATCTATGGCAGTTTCTATGAAATTTCCGGCAGATGTAAATACAGCAGTCCAGTCAATACCATCCAAAAAACTACCTATGTGTCTTCCAATTTTTTCCCAGTCCACAGAATCTATTGCTCTTGTGAACCAGTCAAAAATACCAGTTACCAGCTTTGATGTATCCATTCCGGCAACCTTAAACCATGAATCAGAATCAAACTTAAATGCATACGCCAGATCTTCTATAATATCTTTTACTGGTTTAAACACCTTGCTTACTTTGTCAGCCCAACCCATAGCTGTATTCTGCATTTTGTCGAACGCTTCCTGCCATACTTTTTCGTACTCCGCAGTAGCATCCATGATTTCCTTGGTAAGGTCAATTCCTGCTCCACCAGCAGGAGAACTTCCGCTTGAACCGCTGTTAGGGTCAATGATATTTAATTCATCAATACCAAGCGTATAACTTTTAGCCTTTTTTGCGCTTTTTCCAACTTTATCCAGTGCATCTGCCGTATCTTCCAATTTTTCATTGTACCCTGATACACCTTGACCGAATGCAGAAAAATCAATCTTTATTCCGAGTAAACTTGCCACACTGACAAGCAGTCTCTTAATTGCGATTACGACACCGTTAATGACAGGGAGTACTTTCTGCAATACCGGAATAAATAACTGACCTAGAACCATGCCAGCTTCTTTCACGTTATTTGTGAACTGGCGAATCATGTTGCTTGGAGAATTGATTGTATTCGCCAAGTCTCCCCATGATACTTTGGACTGGTCTAAGATTGCCAGTAGACGCAACTGCTGTTTCTCTGCCTGTGACATTTCAGATACAGCTTTTTCAATGCCGTATTTGTAAGCATAGGTCTGTAAGGTGGCATTCGTGATATCAATACCATACTTATACAGTGCTCTTGACTGACCAATCAAACCGGACTGTAAATTAGTCGCAACTGTACTGAAATCCACGTTAAACAGTGAAGAAATATCTCCGGCAAGCATTGTCATGGACTTTGAAATTGCCGTGGTGACTTCTCCGGTCTGCCCTAAAGAATTGGTGATAGATGCAAGCTGTGAAGCGTACTGGGTAATATCCTGTAAATTCAGTCCCAGGTTCTTCATTCCGCTTTCAGAAATCAGTCCACCGTCTACATCTACTTTCAGACCGGACATTTTACCAAGCAGTTCATTTACACGATTTCCGAAACTCTGCGCATAATCCTCTGCGTTGTCGTAACCGAATTTTTCAAAATCCTTGCCCCATTCCTTGCCGACTTTATTAAATGCTACCGTGTAATAGTTAAACGCTTCTATATAGTCCGTAGTTCCCTCTATGGATTTCCACAGGCTTTTAATTCCACGGATCACAAGGAAATATGTTGCATAAAATTTTCCGAAAGCCGCTGCAAGGCTGAATGTGCTCTTCGTGGCTCTTTTTGCGCTTGCCGTATAAGTGTTCAGATTTCGTCCTAAAGAGTTTGCCGCTCTCCCGGATGCCGCACCAGTAGATGCCAGTCCTGCCAGTGCATTTGTCATGCGGATAATGTTCTCACTTACGTTCGGTGTAGTAGACAGAGTGGTGAATAATTGCTTTAAATTCTTCGCCAGTAAAGGAATGTTTGTAATTGCTCTGCCGGATGCCACACCGCCAAGTTTTGAAATAGACGATGCAATGCTTGCAATATCCCCTATTCCATCTACTTTTGTTCCTGCCATATCAGCAGAAAAAGTCTTCAGTGCAGAAGAAACTTTGCTTAATCCACTTGTATCTATTTTCCCCATTCTGTTAATGGAATTTGTCAGTGTGGATATGTTCTTAATACCGCTTGTGTTCATGGAATTTGCGGCATTTGCGATACTTTGTATGCTGTTGGAAATGCTTGTCAGTTTAGACGTATCAATAGACAAGCTTCTCTGAAAATTCGTAAGGCTATTTGCAAGTTTATTCAGTGCGTTACTTGCGCTAGTTGCATCCGCTTTTATTTTAATCTGCAAAGAATCAATATCTGCCATACCGCACCGCCTTTACCGCAATAAAAAAAGGAAGTGTCTGCCACTTCCAAGAAAAAGAGCGGTAAGCTGTGACACCTACCGCTCCTAAAATCATTTCTTGAGATATTCTCTCGTAACCGCACCGCACTTGCAATCAACCGTGATTCCGACTTTCTTTTGGAATACTCCGATTGCCGTTGCTGTGTCTTTGCCTAAAATTCCGTCAATGTTGCTCTTTCCCTTTGCATTCACCGCAGATAAGCAACCATGATGAATAAGTGCAAATTGCAACCACCGCACATCATCACCTCTCATGCAAGGAACTGTTTTCTTCAACAGTCTTGTCGGTTCTGCGTAAGGGTTGCTGTACGCTTTCGTATTGCCCTGTACGGCTTCTAATTCCTTGTACCATACATTCATGTCCACATTTCCTGCAATGCCGCCTACACGCCCTTTAGAAGTATACTGCCAGCCTACCATGTTCGGTACTTGCGGTTGATACTTCACATCACACTTTCCGTTATTCTTTCCGTACCGTGCAATCCACATGGGATAACTCACACCGCCATAAGGCTTAATGTATGTCTTGTAAAAGCTTTCCCCAGTGTATACACCGAATGGCAATCCTGCATCGGTGATTACCTTGCCGTAAGCATTGATAATAGAAATAATATTTTTGCCAAGACCTTTCATAACAGCATCTTCAACATCAAGATATACTGTCACTTTTCTGCCATTAAGAATAGTAAGCACTCTTCTTGCATCAGATCGTGATTTTGCAACCGTTGTAATATATCCGTATTCATATACTCCGTGCACATGAACGTTTTGCTCTTTACAACCTTTCCAATTCTCCTCAAACTTCTTGTCCGGGTTCAAATCCTTACGGATGATTTTCAGAATAGCAAAATCAATACCGTTCTGTTTTACCGCCCACCAGTTAATTGTCCCCTGGTATGAAGACACATCAATTCCTGTTAAACTCATGCTTGTTTCTCCTTAATCCGGACTTTCCGGTAATCCTTGTTCTCTTAATGCTTTAATTCTTTGTTTCATTTCCCATATTGCAATTTCTTCGTTAGATTCCTTATATTTAGGTTCATTATCATGTGCTATCTTTTCTGAAATAGGTTTCTCAACATAAGTGGTTCTTGCTTTGTCTCCGTTTAAGCAATGGTCTATTGCAAAGATTAATGCAGGTATTCCATAATCTCCCCACCGTTGCCATGAGTTCCTATCTTCTTCCTCTTTTTTGAGTTTATGTCCTTTGTAACACCACTCTAATTTTTTAGGATTCAGATGTTTGAACTCTTCCATTGAAATTCCCATAGAGAAAGCAAACGGAAAATATTCTTCCCATATTATTTTGTGCCAGTCGATTTCTTCTTGTGGTCCTGTGGCATCTTCGTTACCTTGCTGTCCTCTTTCTCCATCTCTTCCTTGGCCTGAGTCAACATTTCCGTCAGACCCGACAGTTCGAAAAAACCGTCTTCTTTCATACAGTCTGTCAGTTCTCCATACAACTTTACAAAAGACAGACTGTTTTCCTTCATGTATTCTTTCATCAAAGCATTGGATTCATCCGGTGTAATATCTTCATGGTTTTCGATAAGACCAGCATAAAAAGCCGTTTTGCATACATGAGGAAATTCTGCAAGCATATATCCGCTACCATCTACAATTTCTTCTGGTGTGGGATTCTGTACATTTTTTGCTTTTTTAGCTACATAGCCACCGGAAAGCATAAGAAACATCTTTTGAATCAAATCCTTGCACTCCACAGCACCGAATCCAAACTCTAAAGTATATTCAACGTTATTAACTAAAATCTTCTTCATAAAACATATCCTTTCCCCAACCTTTTGTTGGAAAGGAGCCGCCCGAAGACGGCTCTCTTTTGACTAAATCAATGGCTCATCTACCGTTTCATCAAAGTCAGCCACGGCAGTACTATTTGTTTCTGACTGACTTTCTATTTTTTTGTCAGTGTAATTGCTGTGGGATAACCGTTTTCATCCTCTGTTACTGCAACAGTGTAATTATCTTCAATCCACTTCGGTACAGTAGCCTGTGCAATCGTAGCAGTTCCAGTCAGATGATCGTCTGTTGCTTCGTCCGGTGCAAAACTTTCCTGACCGATAAATGCGCAAATTCCCTCTGAGCCTTTTCCGTCGGTTCCATACAGGATGATGAAATCAAGTTTCTTTCCCTCGTTTGTCACCATTTCATCCTTGTACTTTTTCTCAAATGCTCCTTGCACTTCCATACTGTTTGCGGCTCTACGACCCATTTCCTGTGTTTCGACCAAATCTTCCAGTGTAGAAGTATCCACCATGTTCTGACTTCCGAACGGAGAAGGAATACTTTTTGCTCTCATGAGCAGTTTGTAAGTTCCTGCCCAGTACTCACCAGTAGCAGCACTAGAACTAGGCTCTTTATAGGCAATTCTTGATTTTAAACCAGTAGCCATATTTACCTCCAAATTTTCATAAAAAAATAGAGCCAGTAGGCTCTGTCAATAGTTACAATATATCATCAGCATCTACGTTTCTTCTGAACCGTGCTGTGCTTCTGTATGTGTTCTGTGAAGTATTGCTAAACTCAGGCATGGAAGTTATCTGAAATCGCAAACGTTTGAAAAGTCCGGCAACCGTAGCCATGATAGCTTCAGCTTCTTCCTGGCTTTTGTTGGTTATCACATCCACCTGGTACGATGCTGTGATTCCATTAACAGACCGTCCTTCCAGGTCTTGTCCTGTCTCCGTGAACGGCATGGCATGAAAATAAACCGTAGGGAATGTGGGTTCTGACAAATCCTTGCTTTTGTCCGTTACATACGCTTTAGGATGGCTCTGCGGTATTTTCATTTTCAAGTATGATGCAATCTTGACTTTGAAATCTGATACCCATTGATATTCATTAACCGCCATTACCGAACACCTCCATTGCCACTTTCACTACATCTTTTTCAAGTTCAATACCCGTCAAATACATAAATGGTCTGCTATCCATACCTTCGCACCAGTACACTTTTCCGTCATCGCCTTTGTAGAACCAACCATATTGACCGTTTGACAACTGAATAATGTTTGAACCACTTCCGTATTTCCACTGAACACCGTCCGGCAACGGATACGGATATTCTTTTTTGCCACCAATGCTACCAAGTGTACCAAATTCCACAAAAACAGCGGATTCATCATCAGCAACGACCGCCCAGATTCCACCGCCTTTTATGTTCCCTATATGCTCTGCATGAATGCTTCGCATTAAATCACCAGTGAAGATAGCATCTAAACTTGTGACCTCTATCCTAGCCACTTCTACGCCCTTTTCTGCCAACTTTTCAGCCAGTAGCCTACATTTATAGGTCAAGCTGTTTTCGTAGTCTCTAAGAGCCTTAATAGCGTTCTGTATGGACTTGTCACTGAATAGATTTAGTTCAATCGTCTTTCCCATATTACTTTACCGTTTTTTGAAGCAAAAACAGATCAACGGTAAGTCCTTCATCAGCTACACCTTTTACAACGTAGTCTGCCGTCTTATCATCAACCAGTCCATCACTATCTCGCCCCACATCAGATTTCTTCCAAACAATATCTCCTGCCTTAATCGGCAAATATCCCTTATCGGTCACAATCTGACAATAGGAACTCGAATCGTCAATACCAAATTCCTTTACCAGTACTTCCGACAGTTTGTTGCTGATATTGGCAGAAAAAGAAACAGGGTCAGAAAATCCGATAGATTCTCTCAAAACTACTGGAATCTTTTCACCGTCAACCTCAATGTACTTGATGTTTCCATTTTCGTCACGGTCGTAGATTGTGACTTTCTCACCCTGTTTGGAATACTTCATTTTTTGCTTATTTGCTTCAAGCATCTTTCTTCACCTGTTTGTAAATCTGATTTACCCCAGTACTTGCCAAACCGGAAACAATGCCGACCGCAATAGCATTCAACACATCATTCGCCGGAAAGTCGGGAATCACATACATTCCTACCACTCCGAGAATGCCACCAACAATGCCAACAACAACCGGAATGTAATTATCCTTAATAACCGGAATAAGCTTCGCTCCAATACCGGCAAGATAGCAGATAACTACGATTGCAACGCAAGTTCCTACTTGTGAAAAATCCATTATTCTTTACCTCCATTTTTCAATCTGATTTCTTTGATTTCCTCGTACATTTTGGTAGCCATTCCATTTCCACCTAACGCATGATACGCATTGTACATCTCTACAAAATTCTCATACGCATAACTGGGAATTTCTCCCAATTTCATGTACTTATCGTGATACTCAATAAGTTGAACACGCAAAAGAAGCATTGTTCCCTTACTGTTTGCATCTCTGTCCTTTTTTTGTTGTTTAAGGAGCCAGACAATATATCCTAATAAAATAGGCAATACAATAGTGTATGTCTGTAATAAAAAATCTTTCATTTCATATCTCCTGTTACTTATTGTTGGCACACCGCCCACCACCCTTAAAGTGTGCCGCCTGCAATCATATTGCTGGTGTCAGCAATATGGTCACGCACAATCTTCTTTTACAGCACTTTGGCAAATGGGAACACACCTACGAACAGACTGTCACGGTCTCTCCATGTTCTCGACACACCGTTTTCAGAGTAATTTGCCATGAAGTTTTCTCCAGCCTGTGAATGGTCATACACAACCACGTTCACAATCACGCTCTCAAACCGCTTCAAATCCTCTTCAATCTTTTCATCCGTGTAGCTGTCCGGGTACATTCTCTTTGCCACAATGTCAGCTTTCGCTTGACTGATAAGTTGCTCAATCAGAGGGTTATCTTCAAGGTCATCAAACACGACCTCGGAGCTTTCAGAATCAATATGAAATTGTTTCAGACGAATTTTTACTTGCTCCAAAGTCGTATATTCTGCCATGTGTTACCTCTTATTCATCCTTCGCAGTTACCGTAGTAATACCTGCCTTTACTGCTCTGTAATTAGGATCACACTCGATAATCATAATTTCCTTGCCGGTTGTTGCTTCAATTTCAGAAGTGCCATCCCAAGTAGCATACGTCTTTACATTTCCAAGATAAGAAGGTAATTTACAATCATCCGCTACCTTGTATTTGTAAGAATTGTCGCCGCTTTTTGCAGGAGAAACGCTTACTTTCGTGTATCCATTAGTTGTTTGGCTTGCAGTGCTGTTCACTACCAATGTATCCAAACCGCTTTCTCCTTCGGTTAAAGTACCGATTACGATTCCATAAGGGTTAGGAATTACAGGAATAAACACGCCACTAGCCTTAGTCCACTCAGCAACCGGATCAGGAGTTGCCCACTGGGAAATAGTAATGAATTGCTTTTTGGACAGGCTTGTAAATGCACTTGCTTTTTCTTCTTCCGGAGTTACACCCCAAAGTCCAGTACCAATCTTTCCGTTTCCAGTAGATACATAAAGAGTAAATACATTATCCGGTAAAAATCTCTTAGGAGTTCTTGTGGTATTTTCCTTGTTGGCAATTCCGTACATATCATCATCAATTACCATGTTCAGACCATACAGGCTAAGTAACAGATTTGACACTTCTGCCGGAGTAATTGCCATTCCAACGAAATTAACTCCCTTAATAGCTTTCATGATTCCTTCATTCTTAAGCATATAAGAGCGCATTTTGGTGGAAGTCAGTGCAGTATTGACAACATATCCTTTGTCAAGAGCCATCTGAACCATGTCTGCAATATCTCCAAGGATATCATGGGTAGGATCTTCCCAGCCTTTCAGTGCCTTGAACTTATTTACTTTAAAGTCAATAGCAAAATTGAGACCATTTTCGTTAATGGTCATCTTACCAGTAGACATAACCTCCATTTTTGCGATTTCAGTTCTTGTCTTTACAGAATCAGACAGCCGACCCATATCGTCATATACATAATCAATCAGGTTGCTTTCTCTTACGCCATGATTCAGCAACTGGCGTAATCTTTCAGACTGGTTGATTTTTTCCTTGATCAGCAGCTTTTCTACGCTTACTTTTTCGAATCCAGGTCTTACACCAATAGCAGCCTCGGTATCAAATGCGTGTACCATTGCTGCGGTAGGAAGATCCATTCCCTCGGAAAGTCTTTCGTACTCTGCTTCAAGGTTCTCGGTCTTGATATCAGGGAAAAGACGGTCACCTACATAATTTCTTGCGATAGAATAGTTTTGGGAAAAATCCAATCTATCCTTGTCTGTAATCATTGTTAATACACTAGGCATACTGTTCTTACCTCCGTAATTTAATCAAAGTAAATGCCGCTTGCTTTAAGTGCGGTTTCGGCATTGGTATCTACTGCAACAGGCAAATTTGCCTTAATAACACGGCCTGCAATAATTACAGAAATAGGCTTCTTTTCGTCATCTGTAATATCAACATCTTCAAAGACAATTCCTTTTGCAGAAGCGTTATTTGTTGGAACCACAGTTCCTGCCTTGATAATCTTCTTATCATCTACCTGTGTTGCCATTGTCTGTGTTCCCTCAAAGGTTTTTAACACAAGTCCGACTTCACTTGCTAAAATGTTTACACCAGAAGTGTAAGTAGTGGTTTTCATGTAAGCCATAACGTTTATACCTCCTTGCTTACTGTTCGATTACATAGCGCTGATTATATTTTTTTGCCATTTCAGCACCTTTGCTTTCAGTTCCATCTCCACCACCAGCATTACCACCGCCAGGATTAGTAGATCCGTTTGCAATCTCCTGTTCCTTAGCCTGTGCCGCAGCGGTTTCTTTATCAGAGATAATTTTTCCGAGAACCTCAAAATCAAAACTGCCATCATCTTTAACAACCTGCGCTGCCTGTTCAGCAGTGATTTTGAATTTATCAGCCGCACTTGTACGTTGGGTTGCTAAAGTCTGTGCTTTTTCCAACTCTGCGATACGGTTGTTAGCTGTCTCCAAAGCCTTATTTGCTTTCTCAATCTCCGTAAGGTTTCCTGCTTCCATTTCGTCAATCTTACTCTGCAATTCATCAGCCTTATCAGCTTTAGCCTTGTATTCAGCCGCCTTATCTTTTTCTTTCTTCGTTTCCCCATTCACTTGATTCAGATAATTGCTAATCTGTTCATCAGTAGGTTCTGAAACTCCGATTGCAATAAGATTTTGTTTTGCCTGTTCTCTTGTCATAACTTATCTCCTGTTCACTACGCTTATTAACGTGGGTTGCTCCACTTGTGATTTCTCCTATTTCACGCATAGGTGCATTTTTATAAAATAAAAACAGCTACCTATTTCTAGGAAACTGTCTTATTTTGCATTTGTTTTACAATTTCCTGTGCTTTTGCTAACTGCTCTTCAATATTGATAATGTCAGCAGTTTTCCACAGAGCATCAAGATAAGGTTTTGAAAGGTTGAAAGTCTTTTCGCAATCTCCCCAAAGTCCAACAGTTTTGATTGCGATAAGAGGATGAATACCGCACTGCAAAAGCTGCAGCAATGTCTGTGACTTGGTATACATATTGTCTTGTGGACTGTGGTTAATCTGCACATCAAAATCTCTAAGAGTGATTTTCAGATCCTCTTTCTTAATGCGGATAACATTCAGCGCAACCTTGGCCAATCTCTTCTCTGCTGTTTTAACAACCGGATCTTTAAGCCTTGCTCTTGATTTTGAGAAATCCCATCCGTTCCTCAGCTCGACCGCACCCTGCGTATCACCGCCAGTGTTTCCTTGCTTGTTCGGTATTCCCAAAATTGAAAGTGCACTGTCTGTTAAATCATCCTTGGAAACCTGTGTCTGCGTTTGGTCAAGCTCCTGAGACATGACATCCACATCAGACTTATTGTCTTTATTGATGGACTTTACAACCAACGCATGGTTCATTTTCATTTTTTTGAACTGTTCTTCATCAACTTCACAGTTTACAAATTTGTACCATGCCTGGATAAACTGCTCTATGCCGTCCATTCTATTAGACTGCGTATTATTTATTGCATCCAGCAGGTCTATAACAAGTTCAATATCAGATAAACGTTCATGGTTGTTTGGAAATTCCACAATAGGAATGCCGCCAAAACCATGTAACTTCCATGAATCAGCAATAACGGAACTGTTCTTTACTTTGCATTCATGCGTTTCTGTGTAGCAAAGTTTATACCATTCTCCGTTTTCGTCCTTTAATTCTTGGACTGCTAAAATCGGTTCTTCGGAACTACGGTTGTAAATAACAAACGTGTTCAGAGGATTAGGTGCAACCACACGGATAGGTACTTCACCATTTACTATCTGAATAGCTTTGAATGATGTTCCGGTTGCTGACTGCCATTCACCAGCTTTTATGTCTTTCTCGTGCTTATTTGCATCCGCTAAATAATCGTTTAGTTCATCTACTGCTTTATTTACAGCTTCATCATCTTTTCTGCTAACAAACTGAATAGGCTCGCCGTAAGTCTGACCGACCTTGAACTGTACCCACTCATAAGCATGATTCTCAACGATTTTGTTTGTTATATCCTCATTTGACAGCTTTGTTCTGTATAGTACCGGCTGATCTCCTTTGTAGTACTCCCACAAGTACTTGATAACTGACTTATTGTAATTAAAAACACCGATGCAATCACCAATAACCTTTACAATGTTGTCTTCGGTTATCTGCTCCACATCCGTATATGCAATTTTTCTACCGTGACAACCTTTTACAAGGTCTTGAAATTTCATAGTGTTCATATTTTCACCTACAAAAATGTTATTCCGCTGCTCTGATCTCTCTGTGGAAGTTTCTTGATCTCACGTTCTCCGGTCTCCGTATGGTAAACAACCATCTTATTGCAATTTCGGCATTTGTATGTCTTGTCAATGTGTGATTTTGAACTGCATTCACCGACCAACCGTCCGCATCCCGGACAGTACACTCTATTTTTTTGGTTAAAAATCATAAATACCTCTTTTCTGCACACAAAAATACCGCCCACATAACGTAGACGGTATTCCCGGCTGTTTGCCTTTTAGGAGGATTAGAAAGCATCTTAAATATTTTCGTCAGTTTAACATTACCATTTTTTATATATGACATTCAATGACATTGTTCATTCAAATATCCTTCTCCGTATTTCTTTTCAAACTGTTTCAATGCAGTTCCGTGAAGTCTGACAACCTGTCTCCATGAATATTTCATTTCTGTTGCGATCACTTCAAAAGTTTTCTTTTCTATGTACCTTGCGAACAGAATATTGTATGTGTTTTCATCTTCCATGCTGTCTATCTGCTGTATGATTTTCTCTTTTTTATCGACAAGTTCGTCCACCATGCCATCTATTTTCCGTTCCATTTCGTCAATTTTGGCATATTTTGTTCCTATTTTGTCAAAATTCGGTGTAGTCTGTACTCTTTCACCGCTTTGCGGAGCAGATATACTTGCTGCCATATCTTTGAGCTGTGCGATTTCCGTGAGTTTATTATTTATCATACGATTAAGGCGGCTTATCTGCCCTAAATATTCTTTTGTTGTCATCTAATACCTCCTACACATTGAAAAAGGATTGCTGATTGCTTCTGCTCTTGCCATTCTTTTATTTCCGTAAATCATGTCACATAACTGTGCCGTAGAATCTATTCCGTCATCATGCTTCATTTTCCCATCAAAAGTAGCAGACAAAATATTTTGAAAATACTTTCTGTACTCTTTTGTTTGATATTTCATATCCACAAAATGAAGTTTCCGTATGTCTGGAGCATGGTTTTTGATTCTATCCATTTTTGCAGTCTGATTGTCTGCCGGATCATGACTTGTGTTAATAGGGTATCCGTCTTTTTCCCATATTTTTTCACAGTCTGTACGGTATGCCGATGTTGTCTTTGTTTCCTCAAAATGAACTTCTGCTGTTTTATTATTAAATTTATCTAAATGTCTTTCCATTCGTGAAGTAACTTCCGGTATGGTAATTTCCTTATCACCGTCATTGTAGACAACATCAGTGATATAATGTTCTCCGTCAATCTCATAGCAGATAGGCATTGATACAAAATCACCGCCACCATAAGCAGGGTCATTAGCTGCAAATATCCTATCAGGTCTTATCCCTTCAAGTTCTGCCGGATTAAAGAAATTCATCATATCGACATTGAACATCTGACCTTTTCTTTCAATAGGCTCCTGCTGATACTGTGCAAACCATGATGCCATATCGTCGTTGTTCTCAAAAGATGCCATACGTCTTTTGTAATCAAGAGTTGTATATCCCAAATGATACGGATAATCAAAATTGCTTTCTCCGTTTTCATTTAGGGCAGGAATAATAACCTCTCTGTGCCGTATGCCTTTGTATTCAGGATCATTTTGTAATAGGTCTAACCGTCTACCTTGAACGTCTTTTTTCGCCCAACGTGTTCCTATCCCCAACAATTTAGCCTTTCCAGGCTTAATTCTCGGCATAAAGTTGTTGTCGAATTTTCCCCATACAGTATTTTGCCGGTCTTCACTTAATGCTTCATCAATACCGCTAAATAAGTCATCATAAACTCCAAGCCCGTCACAGTCACAAGCACCATTCAATGTTCCGTAAATGCTTCGCATTGTAAATGTTGGGTATGTTTTTTTACGTATAAGGTCTACTGTCAAATCTTTTCCGTCAGTAACCAACTTTTTCTCTACTATGTTTGGATATATTTCAGCATACGTGTATGTCGGGTCCGTAATCATTTCTATGATACCGTCATAGTAACCACCAGTAATTTTGTCTGAATATGCAGAATACAGATTAGATCGCTCTGGCCTGTTAGAACCAAACCACAGATTTCCTATTTTGACTATTTGTGTCTTACCGATTCGTCCTGGGCAAAACACCATTCCTTCATCAAGCACATCATCGTACAAATCTTGAATAAGCTGTGCTACCTGCCTTAATGGATTTATTCTAGGCTGATAAAATCTCTCTTCTACCGGTCTGTTCTTTTCCATGTATAGCATAAAGCTTTCAAATCGGTAATGTGCTTCAATCAGAAGAATTTTGTAATAGTCATCAACAAGGCTGTATTTTTCTTCATGTTGTTGGCTGTATTTTTCAAGGTCAAGTATTTTACCGCCTGCCCTATCCATGCAGAAACGCTCTACAATGCCTTTAGAACGGTTTGTTATCTGTAAGCCATAAGTTATATCCTTTTCACCGTTTATAGCCACTCTGCAGGCTTCTATGTACGCATCAATGACCTGTTCATCAATTCCCTTGCGCTGTATGTAATTGTCATAGCTGTTTACTGCCGATATAAGGCTCTGACTTGCCAATATAAAAGAGCCTCCTTTCCTCACAATTTTGGAAATTTGGCTCTCTGCGTAGGCACTCTACGACTGGTGCTCTGAAATGCTATATTTATCTGCCATATACGGCATTATTGTTCCACTCGACTTCCTGTTCATCAAGATATTTATGGCGTACCATATACCTCTGTATCTTCGACTCCGGGTAATTTACAATCTGTCCTGTCATTCTCACATACACATCATGGCTTGCTTCTGCTCCTAAGAGTGATTTACACCAGCTTTTAACCACAACACCTATCTGATTTTCCTCGACAACAACAATATCTCCGAAACAAAATTTCATCGTTCTACTCCGATTCTATTGATTTCCCCGCATTTCGGGCATTTGATTTCAGCCTGTCCGTTGAATTTGCCTAAAAGACGGTTGCACTTGCTACAACGATGTTCGGACAATTTTGCATAAAAACATTTTTTCAAAGTTTCCTCGTCTTCCTTTGAATTAGCCATAATAACCGGTTCATCTCCCAGCGTTGCGCATTCAATTTTTATATCTTCAATATTACCGATGTTTTTAGGTGTGACCTGTCGAAACGCATCACGTTCTATGCTCTCAATTACTGCTGTCATACTCATCTTTCATCCACCTACTTTCATATCAAGCATATATAATATTTCCTTTTCGGATACTTCTTTTGCTCCTTCTCTAACATGAAACAGTATTTCCATTAGTTGTTGATTATCTTTATCCGTCATTCTGTTTTTATCAATTGTTTCATCGATGCAGTAATATAAACAATGCCAATATCCACACCCCAAATAACTTCCATAAAATGATTTTCCAACAACATCAACCTTATCTGTTATCAAAATGTCATGTCTCAAATCCAAAAGATATTCTTTTTTTGCATTCCAGCAATTTAGACAAAGATTTTTCAAAAAGCTTGCGACTCTTTCTTCTCTATCACTGATGTACAATATTGTGTCTTTCATTCTTCATCCACTCCTCAAACTCTTTCCGACATTTAGGGCATAAGTCATATTCCTTTGATTTACGTTCATGGCTTACAACAATAGTTGCGAATAGCATTTTGTTTCTCAACAGGCGTTCATTTGCTATATAACCTGTCTTGTCGAAATAATCCATACGAAAATGTGCTGGCATTTTTACCGGAATCAAATAATTTAAAAAATCCGGCATTTTCCCTATTTCTGCTCCGCACCTATCGCAAGTGTGCCATTCTTTCTGATGTTTCATTAGTTACCCCTCTTTGTATGGATTGAAGAAGTCCTCATCTTTTCCAATTCCAAGATGCTTTTTCAATGCAAAATTTGTTATCCTTTCCCGATTAAACGAATTACTGACAATATAATTTGCAAGTTCTCCATTTTTCCATCCGTCCGTACTTGTCATATAATCATAAATCTGCTTATATTCTCCGGTCAGCTTATCAAATTCAAACCAGCCTAAGTCAAGCGTCACTCCATAATTATAAAATCCCTTGTCAGACCACTTGCTGACATAATACATTAACTGCTTATACGAAAATCCAAGCCTTTCAAAAATATTACCAATAGTTCTTATGCTTAATTCCCGATCGATTGAATGTGATTTTCTTTTCTGCTCATTCACGCAAGCTCTGAAAAATATTTCTTCTAATGGCTTCATTCCTCCACCAACTTTCTGCCACACATCGGACAAAATGTAATATCAAAGTATCCAGCAGCTCTATTCCTTTTATAAATTACAATTCCGGGAATTTCATCATCTCTATTTCTCATGATTCCTGCACTTGTTAAATCTGTTTTGTGTCCACATTTTTTTACTTCAAATTCTTTTCCAAAAATTATATGTTTGTTGTTTTTATACATACAAAATTCACACATGTTCACACCTCGTATCCTGCTTTACGGCACTGCTCCTTTATTGGTTCCGGCAACTCAATACCATTTTCTTTTACGTATCGAATCATTTCCTCTAATTTCTCATTGCTGATTTTTTCTATAATTTCAGAATCTTTCAGTCCTGATTCTCGCAATTTTAATATATCGTTCCATTTTGAACCATTTATCTTACAACAGTAGTCACGATTATATAAAACGTGACTATGTTTATCAAACATATTTGTACAGTCAAAAGCAGTACCAGATAAGCTTGAACAAAAATGGGCGTTTTGGCAGATATCACATTCCGTATCTTTTTCAACGTACTTCCTCGGTTTATATTTCTTAAAATCTTTACATTCAAAATCTAAATCCGTATCATTACCTTTTGTACACTCATAAATGGGATATTCGTCCCCTGTTTCTTCATCAAAAGAATAATCGACAGAACAGTATTTGCAAGCAGAGCAGTCTCTAAACATCCTCATATCCTCCGTAACCCATGCAGACGGAATCGAACCGCCGACACACATCCTATGCGGATGCCGCTCTTCCACTGAAGCTATGCATGGGAATCGCACCGTAAAACCTTTTATGGCTTGCGCTTGCCATAACCAAATGTGCAACGCCTACTTGTCACTGACTATCCACAATCTCACAGTCTTGTCTGTTCTCTACTTCATAGGCTTAGTTTTCGCTAAACGTATGTGGCTTACGTTTTAGACAGGGAATAGTTGCCGTGGGAGTCGAACCCACCCGACCCAAACAAGGCTCGACTGCTTTTGAATCTGCAAATTCTACTCACAGAAGTGTTTTTCGTTGACCGATAATGAGCAACTACTATCCATACATCTCCCATCGACCGGAACTATTGCAGTAGTGCCAGACTAAGTGGAGATAAAGATAAACGCCGTACACAGGATTTGAACCTGCAAGCCTTTTACAGCCAACGGTTTTCAAGACCGCTCCCTCACCACCCGGACATACGGCAAATATAGCAGTGTAGTGGAACTGCTATATCCGAAATTGCATTTGACACTACTTTGTACAATTTCATGCGGACTTTCTACCGCTTACGGCAAGGTTCACCCCTGTCGTAAGTTAGCGCAGATACAAGGACTCGAACCTTGACAGCATTTCTGCTGGATAGCTTAGCAAGCTACTGTGATACCATTACACCATATCTGCAAGGGGAGGTTTTTTACTTGGTTTTCCTCTGCCCAAGGATCTTTTAGTCAGCCGCAAGCGGCTCTATCAAGTTCCCATGAGATAAACATTAACCGGTGTATTTATCCCCTATGCTTCTGTAATAAGCATACTCGGAGTGTACTTGCAACAACACCTATTGGGATGATGGGACTTGAACCCATGACATACTGTGTATAAGACAGCCGCTCTCGCCAACTGCGCTACATCCCAATGTGCGTTTCCATAAGCTGTATGCCTACATTTAAGGCGCTGACGCAGCGCAACACTTATGGCTATTTTTATTTTCGCAGGGCATCCGCCAGTTACCTGCTAGTTGGGAGCGACCCAACCACCTACGCCAATTTTATGTCCGCAATGGCTGTGCGGGATTTTAATGTCTTTACTGACAACCCACGGATTAAAACCTACAACGGTATTCCGCAAAAACCGGGCTATCATAAACCGGTTAAACCCTCACGAGCCTTGTGACGGCTCTTAACAGCATTCCGCTATGAGGTGAAAGGAGTGTCTCCAATGGAAAAGTATGGAAGACAATTCGCAGATGGTAAAGACCGAAAGAAGAAAACATCTGCGAAACAGGACTACCAGGATTCGGACCTGGAAATGCAGCAGTCAAAGTGCTGTGCCTTACCGCTTGGCGATAGTCCTAAACTCCGGGAGAGAGACCATCTGCTCCCGGATTATTTTCGTGAAACACCCTATATCGCTTTATCTAAAAAATTTTCTCGCCTGTGTACAGTACTTTGAAAAACTTGGTGTTGTCGAACGCATTATTCCATTTTTCGTTTCCCACACACAGGCTGCATACACTCTTGATGCCTTGATTTCTCTGCCACATATCCAATGCCAACACAACACAGGATATTCGGCAATAACAATGGCTTTATGAATTTAACCCATTCAACGATGTGATATGGGATAATTCGCATAATCTCCGGTAACCACATAGTCTATACCCACATAAAAGTTATTCCAAATGCAAGGAACATTGCGAACGCAAATAAAATAACTCCGTCTGATGCTGTTTTCTGTTTTGGAGCATACCATAAAGCAGATATTGCTAAAACTGTCAATACCAACGTTGTCATTATTTTTAAAATCATGAATCCAATCATTTTTTCTTCGTCCTTCCTTCAATTTCATCGATCATTGCCATTACCAGTGCTTTAGCAAACTGGCTATTGTTATGCATTTTAATCAGCAGATTGCCCTGCCGGATAAGATACGACCAGTCATTATCCGTTTTCGGATTAGCGCACTCTTTATGTATTTTCCAAACCTCTGTGTAAATCTCTTTAATCTCCGGTGGCAATTCGCATTTCTCCTTAACTGGCAAATCTTCTTTAGGTTCTTTATCAAGTCTGCTCTTTTGGTGCTTCATCTGACAGCTAACCATTTCCGTAACATTTTCACGGTCTCTCTTAATCCCATGACCTTGCAGAAACAATTCGCATTGCAGGACTTCACCGCATTTTGAACATTCGTCTTTTATCTCTTTCCCAAATATCTGCATACGCTTAATCTCTACCAGTGACTACTGCTCTTAAAAATACTCCGATGATGAACAGGATATATACCCATGCAGGAGCATGCAATTGAACCAGTATCCATGCTAAAACTATGTAAATGAAAATCATGTGCTGTACCTCCTAAAAGGCTTTTTTATTTTTGAGAATTTTTTAAAAATCATCCACATTCTCTGTAAAACTTTTCTTCCCGTCCGTCATCATAAATAACTCTTGCAATCGGTTCTGCAGAATGATCCACTTTCTGGCACTTTGGAATACTAAGCATATCTACTCGGTTCTTTATAACCTTGATGTGATTGTCTCTCAGGTATTCTTTGTAGTACCACTTGTCAGATAGCTTGTTTCCACCGGAAATGTTTAGTTTTTGCTCACATTCTTTCTTGCCTATCTTTCCAGTTTTGTACTCCTCTAAAATTTCTAAATAGTTTGATACCGGCAACATTTTAGGTCTTCCTGTTTTCTCCGCTCTTTTTATGACCCTTATGTTTAATGATCCATGTGCAATTTGATGGCAAACATGGCAAAGAGGTACAATGTTCCCTATATTGTTTGTTCCTCCCAATGCCAAAGGCACTACATGGTGATACTCTACATCCAAATTACTTCCACAGTTACAGCAAACTGTTCCAAGCTTATCTTTAAGTTCGTCCTTAAATGACGGTCTGTTAAATTGCAATTTGTTTTGTGTGTAAGATAACTCCATGTTAGTATCACCTCCTGTCGAAGCCTTTTTATTTTTTGGGTAGTTTACTGTACTTAGTAGGGCGGGTTTCCGAATTTCTATAAACCCCCTCCCCCATCATCACCAACATATTTCAACTATGCGCAAAATTCGTGCTTCGCGCAGTCTTTATTGACACGTCCTTAACTATCCCATATTTTTGCACGTTTCCGTTGTTGTTGCTACTCATTCGCATTTGCTGTATTATCTCCATACACTCCGGAATCGGTCAACATTGATGTATTTTGTCCAAAATTTGTGTCTAATCGTGGAAGTTGGTCGGCTGTCCTGGTTATCTTGTGTACAATCTCTTGCTGTGTGGTCTGTTTCCTCCCGTGGTCGTTGTTTAATCGTTCCGTTGCTCCAAGCGCATTTCGCAGATTAAAAGCGACAAGTTGATCACAATCTGCATCATCTAACCAATTTACAAAAGCTTTTCTGACCTCGTCCATGCTCGATGTACTTGATTTAGTTCGCCATGCACTTAAAGCCTGTTTAGATATCCCTGTTAATATCTTAAATGTATCAGCTGTAGCAGTCATATCATAAGCATTAGCTAACTCCCTAAGATATAAATAAACCTCATACAACAGATCTATATTGTACGCATTGTAGTTAGTCAGCATTTGGTTAATACTATTATCAACTACGTTTTGGGGTATATCCTTTAATACGTTACTAGGTCTTATATAATTATTATATATATACTGCATAGCACCATTAAAAACCGGTTGCCGTTGTGATCTCATGTCATCGATGCCATAAGCTGCACAATAATCGTCAAAGTATTTCCGGATATTTTTTTTAATCTCGTCAATGTTTGGAATCTCTCTGACGTCCTGCACCGCTCTGCACCTCCTGAAAATCTGCAATAAAAAAAATCACTAAGCACCACTTAATAAACCCATGTTTTTTTAATCTCCTCCACAGATCAGGCAAAACATAAATTTACAAAAGTGACAAGCTAGTGACTTCTTGCCGTTTCCGGTCTGTCGGCTCCGGTGGTCTTGGTTACAATCTGGGCGGCTGCATATCCAGAGGGGGTTGGATTTGCACCGCTGTCACTCGCACCGTGTTAGCGTCGGCTCCCTAACTGATTTAATCATAACACAAGGACTATTAAAAAATCCACAACATAATATTACAACCTTTTGCGCATTTGACAATTTGTTGTTGTGGTATGTCTGCCGGTGATCCTGAGCAATAAAAATCATGCGATTAAAAAATATCATCCGGTTAAATTTAACAAATGGGATTATTTGACAGACAGACAGGTGATTTTTTCAGATGGGTACATGGTGGTAGCTGGTCGGCTCTAGTATTTATATATAATTGGTATATCAATGTCTTTCTGCACTTATTTATTTTTATTTTATCTAACCTTTATTTTATCTAATCTCCTTTTATTTAATCTGCGTCTACAAAATGTCTACAATTTGTCTACAAAATTTAGCACGTTAAAACAACGCAGTGAAAATAGATCAAGAAAAGCAGGCTGTTACACCTGCTTAATTCCTGTTTATGCTGTTACTCTTTCTGTTCTTCTTATCCGTTCCGCTCTCGCTGTGATCCGGTCAATTAAAGACCTGTCACCGTATGCGGTTTTGCTGGTCAATAACTCCGGATCTGTCATGCTCTCCAGTGCTTGGATCGTTTCCGCTTGCACTGTCTCCAGTGCTTGGAGTTCTGCCCGGTTAAATTCTTTTAAAGCCGGCTTTTCCGTCTGCTCCAGTTGCTTCCGGTAGTACCGGAAGAACTGCCGGACGTTTGAGCGGATCCGGTAAGCTTTCTTTTCTGTGATCTGTTCCGGTGTTCCTGTCATGCTTTCTGCTCCTTTTCTCTTTGTATTCGTTCCATACCTTGCTTGTAAATTTCTTCTGCTTCTTTCCTCTTGCGTTCTACCCATTCAACGTTACTTTCGTCTGGCCGCTGTCCGGGTAAGCCCGCCCATTTCGGAGGATGTTTAACAACTTGTGTAACTTCTCCGTGCTCTCTAGCGGCTCTTTCTGCCGCTGTTTTGGCTTGTAAAGCGTGTAGCCGTTCATTTGCCTGCATGAGTGCGATTTTTTCGTCTATGAGGCTTCTAGAGCCTGTCACGGGTGTTTCTTTCGGTTGCTCTGTCACCGTTTGCGGCTGTACTGGTTGCAATGCTGCGATCACGGCACCTATAACAAACTGGTTTACGCTTATACCGTTCTTTTCTGCTTGCGCTTTGATCTGCGGTTCTAGGTCTTTCGGGAATCTAATCATTTGGTTAAATGTTTCCGCCATTTTAGCACCTCCTTTTCTTGTGATATCATCTATGTGATATCATTAGTTTTTTATGATATCATTAGTGTGATATCATGGCTATGATATCATGACATCATTAGTGTGATATCACTTGTTTGATATCGTGATATCACTATAGCATTTTGTGCCTTATATGTCAATATGTTTTTGTGCCTTATTTTAATATTTTTTCGTCGTGCTCCAGTTTTTCCGCAACAGCTAATTTTATAAAATCGTTCACACTCTTATAACCTAATTTATTGATACGGTCTTTTGTGCCAGTTGCAAAACGGCAATTCACCCGTTCAAATTTGTTGTCGTATTTGTAAATTGCTTTCCTTGTTGCGTCCGTTGTTTTTCGCTCCATTGTTTGCACCTCCTTATATAAATGTATCTTTATTATATTTGTTTGTGCCTTATATGTCAATATTATTTTTTATCTACTATAATATAATCATGTTTCTTTTTGTGCCTTATACATTATGCACAACAAAAGCGCTTATTTTGTGCCTTATATTTGTATATTATTGCGTCTTGTTTTTGTGCCTTATATCTGTTATAGTTATCTCAACAAATAAAAAAGCCGGTGACACCTACCAAGCGAACACCGGCACCCAAAAAGAAAGGCACCGCAATTATAACACGGTGAAAAGGTAAAAGCAATATGTTGAAAACAAATTGTAAAAAGGCAATGGAGAACATAAAAAAGGAAATTATTGACGCTTACGAATCAGCGGAAGAATATTATACCTTTAACGGCAGGGAAGCGAAGAAAGAATACAACGATATTTGTAAAGATATCATGAACGCATTTTACATTGAAAAAGTAAAATATGATTGCAGGAGAATGAGCCGTCAAGAATTATTTATTGACTGGATGTCAGGACTTCCAACCGCTTTCCCTGTATCTGATGAAATTTATTTGCGTTCTGCATCCGACTGGGTGGGAAAAATCTTGGAGCAGGCAGAAGAAGAAAAGGAAAAATTCACCGAGGAAGAATCCGAAAAATTAGCTTGCTGTTTGCTTTTCAGGGAACTTGAAAAACACGCAAGCAAGGCAAAATAATAGGTTGACAGTATGGAAATTATAACCGCTTTATTTTCCGACATTGCTGCCGGGTACATCATCAGATATTACAGAGAGTTAAGCAAGTAAGACAGGCTTACAACCGGGATCAAGTCCCGGTCTTGCTTTTACCCGGATTACCGGGAAAAATTGAAAAATGCGGAGGAGCGAGAAAATGAAAATTATAGAAAAATCGAAAATGCCTGACGGTACATTAATACAGCTAGAGGATTGGCACGATAAAAACACAAAAGATTATATGGATTTATATGGCTATGAGATAGGTGCATATCCAGTCGCTAAAAATTCCGGTTGTTGTGGATGGGTAAAATCCGGGGAAAAATTTAGGATATCAATTAGTTATAATAAATATGCAAATTATACTGATGAAATGGTGTTGAGTGATTTTGAATCGTTAAAAAATGGAGAAAAAAAATTATCAGATTTAAAAGATCATTTTTTTAATAACTTTAAAGATCAATTTTATTTAGGAATCATAGATTTTGAACCTTGACAGCCGCCGCAGAGGATGCCCGCCGGATCACTACCGGCGGCGGTTTTATATTCAAACGAAAGGAGAAAAAAGCACATGAAGGAAAAGAACCTCGAACGTCTTTATAAGCTACTGGAACGCGCAGAGCGAGAGCACGACACGGAGACAGTCGCCGCCCTGCGGTGGGCAATTTTTGAGCTTGAAAACAGATAAAAGACGGCTTGAAACCGTCTTTTTGTCGTGTTCCTTTGGATTTGTTGCCGTCTTGCGGTCTACTTGTGTTACTCTTCCACCGGATCCGGTCAGATCCTGCGCCCGGATATATTGACGGCTTGCGCTGTCTTGGTGTACAATCAAATATTACAAGGGGGATTTTGCCAAAATGCGAAAAGTTGGAATCGGTCATGTATATGACATCATGGAGAACGTATCTGATGCCGGGGAACGGCTGGAAACCGTCATAAGGGTGGAGAGTGCCGCCGGTGTTCTGTCTCCTGAATCTGCAGATCTGCTACGGTCTGCGTATGATTCCATGCTTTCGGCTGTTGGAGACCTTGCAAAAGCTGCGACACGGTGACCGTTCCAAGAACTTGCACCGCAAAAGTGCGAAGATGTTCCACACCTTGAATCTGTCTGAAAAAATCTGCGAAAAATCTCTGAAAACGGATTTTTCAGCTTGAAAAGTGCTACCCCGGGGGGATTGAAATTTTTTGCATTATATTTTGATGAAAAATTTTTCTTTTAAAAACCTCTGAAAACGAAATTTTCGGTTGAAAATGCAGACCTACTGGGGTATCAAAAGAAACACATTAAAATTTTTTACGAAAAAAGTCTCAAAAAATGAGATTTTTAATAAAACCTATAGGGGGAAATATTATGAATTGCTACAAATGTGGTAAAGAAATGAGAGTTGTTCCAGAACAGGTGGCTACGGATGAAAAAGGATTGCCGGTATATCACAGAATAGGTTATTGTGATTCTTGTATGTCTAAATTTGATATTGACATTTTGGAACAGCAAAAAAATCAGACAGTTCAGAACAATCAAAAGCCACCTAAGAAAAAGCAGAGCACATTAAGTACGTTGGCGGCTGTGTTTTCTATTTTGGCATTTACTATTCCAGTTGCTGTTATTCTTGCAATAATCGACATTGCTACTGGTGATAAAAAGAATAAATTGCATACTGGTTCGTGGTTTGCCATTATATGGTGTGTTCTTGCAGTCATAGTTTATAACATAGGTAACAAACCTGGTGACGATGTTACTATACCTATTGCAGAAGTAAAAGTTTCTGTAGAATCTACAGAGGAACAGGCACCGGAGCCTATCATAAATAAGTCAGATACTGTCATTTCTCCCGGTTACACATTTGATGCAGACGGTTTACAAGTCACAATAAATGACTTTGACCTTAACTTCACCGATTATGAGGATGAATACGGTTGGAACACTCCGGCAGACGGAATGAAATACATAATGATCGATGTTTCCTATCAGAATAACAGCAAAGATGATAAATATGTAAGCATCTATGATTTCCAGTGCTACGCAGACAATACAGATTGCGAACAAAATTACAGTGTTGTGGAAAACTCTTCGTTGAATGCGAATATTTCAAGCGGAAGAAATACCTCTTACAAAATTGCATTTGTAGTTCCACAAGATGCACAGAGTATTGAACTGGAATATGAAACAAGTATATGGACCGGTCATAAAGAAGTCATAAAATTACAATAGAATATAGGATTTTAAGGGCATTCTACGGAATGTCCTTATTTTTGTGTAAAAAAAGAATGTCCTCCACGACAAGGACACTCTTCTTTTAAAAATACATGTTTGATGCGCTTTTGCTGAAAAGTATTGCTACTGTTCAGCTGGTATAAATTATAGTTTGGTCACTATTAATTATAGCATTTGTAAAAGCACTACGCAAGCATTCTCATGTAATCTTTGATAATTTCATCAGCCAGTGTAAACACATTTCTTCCATAAGTGGCTAGGAAGTCTGCAACAATCTCTTCTACCTCAATCGGCATGGTAAGGTTGTATGAAAATGCAAACGCATGGCACAACTCATGGCAGAGAACACGGTCAAAGAATGAGCCATTGATTCTGTTGGAAATATAAATGCACTGCGTATTTCTGTCTGTCATTCCAAACGTGTATGTGTTATCAGAACGCATTAGCATAGTGCTGTGTGGCTCTACAAGCCTTAAATTCCAAACGATACCATTTATCGTGAACATCTTACCACCTCCAACATAAAAGGGGCTAAATAAGCCCCTTATGTGTGTTATCCGATTTTTGTTACCAGTGCGGACAGTTTACTCTTAAGGACGGACTTCTCTTCCGGTGTGGCATCGTTGATGATTTCAGACATATCCGTTGCCAGTTCCGTCATGTAAGTGTTCAGGTCACGCACTTTTGCTTCCTTGTCCGCAGGAGTGTTAGCTTTGTGCAGTTCCTTATTTTCCATGTAGGCTCTACGGCTCATGCCGCTTCTGCCCTCTCTTGAATCACGCATACCGGATAAAGAAGTTTCCGTGTAGTACATACGCCCCATGTCTCTGTCCATGTCACGGTGATACATTTCTGGGGTCATGTGGTAATAAGGTGGCTCTTCATAACCTCTGCGGTAGGTTCCACGACCTTTAGGTGCAAATCTGCCATCAGCATAGCGGTAATGGTCGTAGAAACGCTTGCCACCGTCACCGTACCGTTCAAACATTTCCATAACTTCGTCCGGGTCATAGTCCTGCATGGCTTTTGTCAACTCACGGTAGTACATTGCTTCGGATAAGTCTTTCATCATGTCGATGACCTTTCCCATTTCGCAAGTGTCTACATGGTCGATGCCCTTGTCAAACTGCGTTTTAGCGCATTCAGAAAGTTTTTCAATCATTTCATGCATTCTTTTAACATCCATGATTTCCACCTCCTACGCTTCACGAACGGCAATTAAATTACTGTTCTGCACTTCGATAGCCTGTGTAGAAGTGTTCTGAACTGCTACCGTGCTGCAACATCCACGAGGGACATCAATGTAAGCCTGTGCAGATACATTGAAGAAATTCTCTACTGCTGCCGGAGTTACAATCATTCTTGTGGACTGTAAAGGTTCTCCGTCTACTGCCAGCGCAAGGGAAATTTCCCCAACAGTTCCACCCGTGGGAATCTGAATGTTTCCGGAATAGCTTACAAGGAATCTTGCTCGACACTGATTAGTGATACCTCTAAGTTTCACAATCCCGGATCCCTCTCTATGAGTGATACAACCACTTCCATTCACGGCAGTTTCGGTAAAGGCAACGTCTGCTCCTGCTGCCACAGTCTGTAATGCTACTGCTGTATATTCAGCCATAATAAATACCTCTCTTTCATAAAATAAAAAACCACCAACTGAATATTAGTTGATGGTTTGAAAATCCATTATTTATTTTTGTAGTCTGTAGCACACATTCCTATGCATTGCGGAGTTCCGTATTTTTCAATATAATCTTCGTCTCCGTATCGTTTAACACAAACATACATTGTATCGTGCCAATTCGTTCTCACATCTTCTGTTTTTGAAGTAGTGTCAATTACAATGTCTGATATTTCAAATGGTGCATTTGTTGCTCCTATCTTTTGGCAAAAGTCTTTGTGAATTTGATATATGTATTTTTTCATATCATCAAAGTTTTCAAATTCCCTTGCCGTTTCTAGGGATTCAGCTAATCCACCTCTATGTTGTCTGAAAATAACCATTTTGGCGCTCCTTTCTTTTTTGAAAATTGTACCACGACTTTAAAAATCCATCAACTTAATATTCTGTTTTCAATGTGCAAAAGGGCAAACATTATAGTCTGCCCTTTGATTATAAGTAATACTGCATAGCAGACATAACCATAAGGTTAAGTTACTCGATATGCAGTTTTAGCATCCGCAACCAGTGTTGCAACCGCACCCGTAATATACGTTAGGGTTGGGAACCTGATATGCAGGAATAGGTGCAGGTTTCACAGTGTTGATGATCTGCTGTGTCTGAGCCGCCATCTGAGTAGTGAGAAGTGCATTCTGCCGATCCTGTGAAGCTGCTCTGCGCAGATCGTTATTCTCTGCGGTCAGAGTTGCAATCTTGTCTTGGCATAAGTAGTCAAGGATTGCTCTCGTACCGGCATTCTGACTGTCGATAATGTCACGAGTGTTGTTATTCATGGTGTTCTGCAATGCGCAAGTATTCGTTGCCATATTGTAGTTCACACCTTGGATAGCTTCACGGGTATCGCAGCAGCACTGCGCTAACTGTGCCTGTAAAGCGTTAGCATTCTGCATTCCTGCTACGGTGTCTGCATTGATAGCCTGTTGGATGCCATAGCCGGTCTGTAAAATATTGGTATTTACGCCATTAAATCCGGTAAGCATACCGTTGTTTACAGCGTAGAATCCGTCACACAGACCGTTGTTGATTCCGTCCAGTTTACCGATGATAGACTGGGTGTCGAACCCTCTTTGCAATGCAGAATCGGTGTAGTAACTGGAGTTAGAGCCATTACCGCCCCATCCATTACCGCCCCAACCGCCAAAAGCGAAGAAAAGGACGAAAATAATAATCCACCATGCTCCATCGTCACCCCATGCACCGTTGTTTCCATATCCGCTGTTGGCAGGCATAACAGGCATGGTAAAGGGAGTATTGTTACTCTCAAACATAATTTTTACCTCCATATAAGATTTTTTATACTTAATCTTGCAAGAATTTAGTATCTACTTCATAGGAAACTGACGCTTGAATTTATCAAATTCGGAATCAAAATCCATACCTCGTTCCTTAGCAATATTTCTTCCTAACTGCTCTACTCCAGCAAAATCTCCTTTTTGAGCCATGCCCATTATATTTTTAGCCATAGGGTTTGACATGATCTGACTGTTTCCCATCATATTTTGGATAAACTGTCGTGGATTCCCCATTGTCTTAAGCATCTGCATAGGGTTCATCATATTCATTCTGCATCATCCTTTCTTTGCGATTGCGGAGTTTTTCTTTGCGATTGTGAAGATTTCAACTGCTCAATCTTCTGTTCCAGTTCATCAAACCGCTTCATAAATACCTCTGTGGCTTCGTCTGATAGGTCAAATTTTGCCTTTTCTGTGTCAGACGGTAAATTGTTAGGGTCTGCATCTAAAATAGGCTTGTAGATCCTTGTATAGATTTTCCCATCTGCTCCCCAGGATTTAGCATAGATCTCTGACATATCCTGTTTAGGAAAAAATGCCGTATTGCCATCCATAGGAACCTCATTCGGTGCTATGCATTCCTGCGCTGGCACAATGCGACCGTACATCTGTACTGCGTTTTGCTGTGGCTGTTGCATAAACTGCTGTGGCTGGAATTGTTCCTGCTGTGGCATAAATTGTCCGTACATAGGTGTCCTATACTGCGGATTGTAGTAGTTTGGATTCATAATCGGCTGTGGCATGGCTATTCTCCTTTTCTTCCATTGATTCTATCTGTTTCGAAATTTCCACTTCATCAAGGGTCTGATATGTCGGTTTGTTCAAAAGTCCCAACGGACTGAAATTCATAAGCATTACCAAGTTCTCCTATAACTTCCTCTGTGGCATGGACTACGATTGATTGATATTTAAGCGGAACACTTCCCATCTGTTCTTTACTAAAAATACGTTCCAGTGCTTCATCTGAAAATCTGAATTTTGCCATAAGGTCATTCCTCCTTATGCTTAAATTTTTGCATAAAAAAAGACGGTAAAACCGTCACTTATCCATCAAAAATCATTCATTATTAAATTTTGGCACTTTTGCAAGAATCTCCTTTCGTTTTTTAAAATATATAAAAGTAATCAAAGGTAATCAAAAGATTTTGTCCAAAACACGCGTAAACACTGAATTTTTAGCACTTGGATAGCGAGTTCGAATCCCGCCACTCCGATTCATTAAAAAGTCCTTGATTTCAAGGACTTTTTTTGTGTTACGTTTCATGTTGCAATCCGGTATTCACTTTTTGTAACGCTTCCGGCATAGCTCCTTTACATGGAAAGACATGTCATGAATGCTCTTTCACATACTGCAAAAATTCCGGTGTCTTTGACCAGTATTTTACACCCCAGTTTTCAAAATTCCATTCTTCCATGTAATCGTTGCACTCGAAATCTACATAATATATTTCTTCGTTATGTACAACAAAATTCGTTGGAAAATAATCAATATTTGTATTGGCAGCATATAACAGCGCACACATTCTACGCAATTGCTCGATATAGTCAGTTTTCATCTTGTCTTCTAAAACCAACTGATAAATCGTGTCGCCTTCAATAAACTCCTTCAAAATGCGTTCATTTTTCACATCTGCTTCAAGCATGGCAGGCATTTTTATTCCGATTTCTTTCAATTTCTTGTAATCCCTGATTTCTGCCTCAAGCTTGTTTCCGAACTGATAATAATCACAAGGTTCATGATGTATCTGCTTCAAAACATACCTGTTATTTCCAGACTCTGCCAAATAAGAATATCCACCTTT